AAGCCATCCGGGGCGGCAGCGGGGGGCCGGGAGGGGGGTTGCCCCTGGGCGTTTCCGCAGGTCAGGGGCCTGCGGGCGTCACGGCATCGTCGCAGGTCAGGGCATGTTTCCACCCGCCAGCAAACCCCGTGGCCACCCGTTGCCGGGTCGCATCGCCTCAGGTCACAGGCCCGAGCGTCGGGTGCATATGCGCTGGTCAGAGGCCCGCGCAAACACACGCCCCGTGCTCGCACACCCGTTCGATCAGAGCAGGTCTGATGGGTGAGTGCGCTTCGGCCGAAGATGCCGAGCCCGACCGGCCTTCGCTTCGGCTTGGGTCTTGGGTTGATGGCAAGCCTCGCACAGGGTTACGAGGTTGTCGAGGTCGTCTGGTCCGCCGGTTGCCCGGTTGTGGATGTGGTCGGCGTGTAGGTCCCCCTTGTACTGCCGCCCCTGGTATCCGCATCCCTGGCATGTCCATTGGTCCCGCTGGAAGCATGCCTGTTGCAGTTTGTAGGGGACTGAGCGTCCGGGTTTGTTGGTCCAGGTCATTGGAGTGGGGTTGTGTGTGGGGTCCAGTGTGTGCGTGTGCCGTGTTCCCATGCGCGTCGTGTGTGTGTGGGGCGTCGGCGTGTGATCACGGGCTGTTGGTCTGCGTGGTCGATCAGGGATGGGCGTGTGTATGAGACTTGGTGTTTGTGTCTGCGTGCCCACCATGTGATGCCTTGGTCGATGGGGTATCCGTGTGGGTAGCGGAAGGGCAGCAGGTTGGTGTGGATGCATACGGCTACTGCGTGGAGTAGGTGGCGGCTGGTGATCCACGGTGTGTTGGTGGTGTTGATGGTGTGTTGTATGGCGGGTTGCCAGTGTGTGGGGTGGCTGGTGCCGAGGTAGAGGCTGACGATGGGTGTGGGTGCGACTGTGAGTGCTTGGGTGAGCTGCTCGCGGAAGTTGTTGCAGGGGACGGCGTCGTCTTCGAGCACCACAGTCCAGTCTGTGTCCTTGGCGGCGAGGTGGTTCCACACCTTCTGGTGGTTGCCCTCACATCCCAGTGTGCCGTCATCGACAGACACATAGTCTGCTTGTACCTTGTCGGCCAGGGTTTCTGCCATGTGGAGGCGTGAGGTGTGGCCGACGATGCCGATCGCGTACGTCATCCGGCGGTGAGTTCTCGTATCCGCTCGGGTGTGGTGGCGGCCCGGTACAGGTCGAAGCGTTGTTTGTTGCGTTCGGTTGCGGCTTTGTCTGCGGTGGTGAGGTGTTTACCTCCACCGCCGGACAGGTGATACAGGTGGAAGCCGGGGCCGTCGACGAAGCGGGTTGGTCCGCAGCAGACGCGGAACGCTAGCTCCATGGCGTCGTCGTCGTACCACGCGCCTTCAAAGGCTTCATCGTATTGGCCGATGAGGTTCAGGCTTTCGCGGGACACGATGTTGACTGCGCCGATGGATTGGCGGTCCTTGCGTATCTGATTGGCCTGGGCGGCTGCGGGTTCGAGTCGGTGTTCTCGGACGGCGATCGAGTCTTGTTCGGTGATGGCCAAGAACTTCGAGAACGGAACCACCAAACCCGGGGCGGAGACAGCGAGTTTGATGCCCTGTTCGATCTGGGCGAATGGGACGATCAGGTCGCTTTCGGTGAACACCAGAACATCAGCGGTGGTTTGGGTGGCGGCGCGGTTGTAGGCGGCGCTGCGGTTGAACTGGGCGTCTCCGGTTCGTCCGTCGTCGACGACGAGGACTTGTTGTCCGCAGGTGTTCCAGTGTTCGGTGACGCGTTTCAGGTTCGCCGGCCGGCGTGGATCCTTACCGCGGTCACGGAACGGGACGATGAAGGCGACTGTGGTCATGTCAGTCGGATACTCCATTGCTCAGGTCCGTGTCCCAACACTGTCCAGGTCCATCCGGTTTGGGTCACGAACTCTCGGAAAGCTTTCTGCTCGTGGGCGTTCTCGGCGGCGCCGGGGAAGCCGTGCCATTCGTCGAACACGAGAATGCAGCCGGGACGTAGGTGTGGCTGCAGGTGGTTCAGCACGGTTTTGGTGCTGGAGTACAGATCACAGTCGATGTGCACGAGGCCGATGAGTTCGGGGAACTCGAACCCGGGAAGGGTTTCGTCGAACCATCCGGGGATGAGTGTGGCGTTCGGCACGTCTGGAGGTTCGCAAGCGAACATGCCCTTGTCGAATCCGTCGCGCCACTTTTCCGGTAGACCCTGGAACGAGTCGAACCCGATGACCGGCATTTGTTCGGCGATCATTCGGAGTGTTTTGCCTGTTCCTACGCCGAATTCTAGGGCGGTGCCGGTGGGGTTCAGGCTGAGGGCGTGCTGCAGGGTGGAGGTCATGTCTCGCCCGAGGCGGCGACCCAGGTTGTAGTCCTGCTTGGGTTGGGATTCGAGCCATTGCCGGTAGGCGTTGGGGCTGTGTTCTGCGGCGTATTGGCGGGCCACTGATGTGGCGGGGACGTCGCAGTAGAAGTAGAGGGTGTCGTTGATGACGTGGTCTGTTTCGGCGACTGTGCGGAGTCGTTGAGCCCAGTCTGCGTCTTCTCCGTAGGAGGATTCCACGAACGGCAGGGCGAGGGCGATGTCTCGACGGACAGCGCTGGTGTGGCGGGGGCTGTTGAGTTTGCGGCGGTGATCGTCGGTGTAGTGGATTGACTGTTTCACCGTCCACCGCTTCACACCGTTGAGTCGGTATTCCAGGGGGAACGTCAATACGTCTGCGCCGCTGTTGGTGGCGTCGAGGAGCGCGGACACGTAGTTGTCGGCAACCTCGTCGTCGTCGTCGACGAAAACGGTGTAACGCCCGGATGCCATGCGCACCAGGTGGTTGCGTTTCGTGCCGATGCTCATGGAGCGGGTGTCGGTGAGGACGAGAACTTCGACGCGGCTAGGGTCGTCCAGTTTGGCGATCTGGTCGTAGATTTGCCGCTGGATTTTGATGGCGAAGTTGTCGTGTCGTTCTGCGACGGAGCAGATGAGGATTGACAGGTCTGGGTTCATTCGTCGGCGTCGCATTCTGGGCACAGGTCGTACCGCAGCCGGCGGCCGCAGTATTCGCAGTGGGCGATCATGTTTCGTCTACGCTCAACGTCCAGCCGGTGGGGCGTGTCGTCACGGCGATCGTGGTGGAAGGTTGTTGTTTTCCGACCATGGCGTAGGTGGCGACTTTCGCCAACGCGAGCATGATCGCTTGCATGTAGGGCTGTGGTTCGTCCACGCCACCTAAGTGTTGTTTGAGTGACTCAATGTCGGGGGGTGTGGTGGTCCAGGTGCCGGGGTCGGCGTCCATCAACACCTTGTCATCAACACTGATACGAATGTTCGTCACTGCTTCACCTTGTGTGGGCATTGGGCTTCACGCCGCGCCAAACCACCCACCAAACCAGGGCCGTTCACCACAGCAACATCAGACTTATCAACCGTCAACTCAAACAACGGATCCCGCCGTTGCACATCACAACGGCAATGAACCCGCACCGTACGAACACCATCTGGGGCCTCCGCAGCATCTTGGCGTAGCTGCTGCATCTCCCCACGTGGAACAAGCTCGAAATCCGACTCCAACAAATGCACCAAAGCCTCGGCGAACACTTTCGCCGACTCCCCCACAAGTTCCTCAGCCTGCTCCGGGGCCATGCCCGTCACCCGAAAGCCGGGGACAGGAACAACCCTCGAAGGGGTCACATCATCGCCCGGATGCAACAGGCCGTGGGGGAACGTTTGAGCCAGCAACCTGACCGCAGCTTGGTTCATCCTCGCAGGCACCACCAGATGCGGGTGAGTAGGGACGGTGGCCGGTACAGGTCGAGGTGTTCCCACGGTTCCGGGTCGTGGACGGTGAGTGAGCGTCTGGTCCAGGGTGGGGTGGTTTCGATGCGGTCCAGGATCAGCTGTGTGATGTTGCCTGTGTACAACCGGGTTTCGTCTTTGGGTGGGTCCAACCGTCGGGAGGTGGTGATGAGGCGGCGTGCTAGGCGTCGCATGATCCGGGCCGCGCGGCGTTTCATTCCTGCCTGCCACCGATCGTGCCGGCGCCGTCCTGCAAGTTGATACGCCACGACTCCGGATCAATCGCGTTGGGCAAGCGACAGGCTTTCCCGCACTCAGCGAACCGAACCTTGCCGCAAGGTGCGGGGCAGACACGAAGGTCGCGTAGGGGCACGGCAACTACTCCTGGTGTGTGGAGCGGGGCAACCGGTCAAGCAACTGATCCAGGTACCGCTCAGCACCCTCAACGATCACCGGGTTTCCGTCTTCGCGGGCGAGGCGCACATTGCGGAGGGCGTCGGTGATGCGGTCGTTGAGGGATCGTGGTGTGGCGAAGGTGGGCATGGGATCACCTCCCGAAATGCGAAACGCCCCGAGCCGTGATGGCTGGGGCGCTTTGAGAGACACTTGTGGTGCCACCGCTTATTGTGCCATGGAATTAGCTATTCCGCTCGCACCATTCGCGTGTTTGCGTTACAAATGTCCGCGAATTGCGTTGATCATTACTCTTTGAGCCATTGGAGTGCTTCCTCCCGCGTTCTGAATCGCTCCACTTGTGGATGCTCAGTGAGGTATCGGTCGACGATCTCGGCTTCGTGCCCTTCTCCGGTCTCGTCTTTGAGAAGCCAGGTTGCGAATTCGAGAAGCTGTTGCCGAATCATTCGAGGACTCCTTGTGGCAGTGAGTAGCCGAGGACCTTCGCCAGGTGCTGGAAGTATTCAGGCCCCCAGGTGGTGTGGCAGTTCTGGCATTCGCAACCGTTGGGGCCGATCTGCAGCGCCGGCTGCCTCACGGTGTCACCGGACGAGTTCTTCCGGTACACAAGGTTCTTGTTGCAGGCGGGGCACGGGTTCGGCAACGTCCACTTCGACTGTGGGTTCAGGGTGGCGTTGATCTTGTCGCACCACTTGCTGATCAACGTCGACATGTCCTCCACCAGGCTCGTGTCCTGCGGCCTCCACTGCCGTTTGTCGATGGCCTGCAACCGTTGCACGGCGATCGGCTGCGGGTTATCGACGGAGGCGTCCAGGTTGGGGCGTGGTTCCCACACCGCGGTTTGCGCCTCGATTTCCCGGAGCAGATCCACGGCGTCGAGGCACATGGGTGGTGAGGATTGTGGGACGCGTGACGCGTTTCCCTGTCCACCGGGGAGAGCATCAATGAGCTGGTCGTAGAGGGAGTCGAGCCATTCGATACGGCTGGTGCCGTCTTCGAGTTGACGGGTGGTGGGTTTGGGGTCGATGAGCGCTGAGATGGCGATGCCGAGATGCTTTCGGGCTTCGATGATGTTGCCGTCTGCTTCTTGGGGTTGGGTCATTCGTCGAATGCCTTCCTGATGAGGTCCAGCTCTTCACGGTTGCGTTCTGCGCGTGCTTCGAGCACTTCGCCTGCCGCGGCGCCAACATCATGTGGGGCGTCGGCCAAATGGGCGTAGATGTCTGCGCTCATCTGGCAGAACGCCCGATACTCGTCGGGGTCTTGAATGGGGCATTCTTTGAGGGTGTTGGTGGCGGCGTTGAGCGCGTCCCACGCCGCGATCCACGCCCCCACACGAGCATCAGACATCAGTGATCCCCTCCTGGTTGGGTTCAGACTGCACAACCGACCCGACATGGCCGTTCTGCTGCCGCCGGTAACGCAGCAATTCGTCACAGGCCTCAGCGAGCCGGCGACGGTTCTCCCGCTGTCGCCGGTTGTGGTTGGTGATGATCCGGTTGTACCGGGCGATGACCCGGTTCAGGCTCCACAGGGCGATGTGGGGGCCGATCCATACGACGAGAAGGAGGATCGCGACGACCACGAACGCAGCGGCGAGTAGGTCGCTCATTTGTGGTGCCCCTCCTGGCTAGGCGAAGGCTGCACAACCGACCCGACATCGACCTTCGCGCAAAGGTCCTCGATGCTGTCGTACCCGAGATTCACGGCCGCCTGATTAAGCGCTGCAGCGTGGCGTTCGATACCGCGTCGGCGCACTTCCAGGTCTGCGGCGTAGTCGGCTCGCTCTTCCTCGGTTGGTGGCGGGCCGAACATCTCCATGTACCCGACGTGGCCAGGGCATTCATCGAGTTTGCCCCAGCAGATCCGGCACCAGTTGTTTCGGACGTCGTTTTCCCGTTCAAAGGCGGCCATTGCGAGCAGCACGTCGATCATTTGTGGTGTCCTTTGCAGTCGGTGGAATGCTCGGCACGGGGCTGGAAACACACCGGACAAACAGGGCTCTCAACGAGGAAACGAGCCTGGAAAGCAAGAATCACAGACAAAGTCACGTCCACACCGCCCCGAGTAGCAGGATGTCTACAGCGGCGAGTGCGACTGTGACGCATCCGAATGCTGCGGCCTCACGGTTGGTTCCGTATTCGAGGTTTGCCATGGTGATGGCGAAGGCGACGATTGTGGCGATGATGCACACGATGAACGTCGCGTTGAGGACGACGGTCCAGTTCACGATTGGTCCTTTGTGTTGAGTAGTTGTGCGATGGCGATCAGGGCGTGGACCTGCGCTGCTTGGTAATCCCCCGCGGCGGCTTCCTCTTTGGCCCGGTCAATGTGATCGGCAGGGGACACGATCTTGTTCACCACGGAGGCGCCCATGCGTCGATCAGGACATCGAACGCAGCCTCAGCGAGTGCGGTCATGTCGATGTCCCCACCACCCGAGGTGTCGATGTGTCCGAATTCGCGGTCCACGTACGGACCCATCGGTTCCTCGGCTTGACGCTCTAGAGCGGCCCAGAGGGCTTCTCGTACTTTCTCGATCAGGGCGTCACGCTCAGGGGTGCTCATGGTTGGCCTTCCTCGTGGTGCTCGTTGAAGCGTGTGCCTACAAACCACAGGTCACGCTTATAGATGCGGTGATAGACGCGGTATTCGCGGGGCCTCCCGTCGTCGCACGGAATCATCTCCATGGGTGCTGCCGCGCTGCTCGTGGTCCACCACAGATCCCATTCATGGATCATCGGGCGGTAGCGGCCGATCAACTGCCACGCGAATAGCGGGCCGTCTGCGAGGCAGATATAGGGCGGTTTCCACAGCCGGTCCGAGGAGAGTGATCCGGGTCGTAGGCCGTATCGGTTGATCTGTCCGCGGCGGGATTTGGGTGCCCAGTGGTACAGAGCGAATCCGTCATCGCTCATGGTTTTCCTTTCGTGAGCCATTCCGCCCACCCCTGCCCCACCCGTACAGGCGGTGGTGTGGTGTCCGGGATGATGTGAATATCCGTATGCCCCGTGTTGATCGAGTGACGGTCCGCTTTCCATTCAGCGCAATCCGTGCAGCTCTGGTCCCACACACGGTTGCACTCCCTGCAATGAACCTGAATCACACCGCCCCCTCCTTGCGATGACGCCCCACACGGGGAGGCAAGATCTTCCACCCGATCTCCTTGCACAACTGGGCACCGGTCATGCGGCACAGGACTGCCACCGGAACCCCAACCCCGAATCGGACGAACGTTGTGCCTAGGGGGAAGTCATTCGGGGATTCCGTCGGGTAGTGGTGCGTCATGCCTCGCTCCATCCCGACTCCCAGCGGACGTGGTTCACAGGAAGATTCCACTCGTCGAATTCACGCCGAAACCGGGTGAGTCCTCCGAGGGCTTTATCAACCTCCTCGGCCACATGCGCGCGCTTAACTTGCTCAATCTCGCGGGCAACCTCGGGGTCGTTCAGGTCAAACTTTTCCGACTCCCAGCCGCATTCAAGGCAGACCCACCACTCAACCCGCCTGACTCGCCCCATGCGCACGCCCCTTTCGAGGCGGTGCTTTCCCATCACGTCGGCGATGAGGTTTTGGGCTTCGCTGCTCATGCTTCCTCCAGGGAGTCGATTGCCTTCAGGACAGAGGCCTTAGCAACGCCATGCGGGGGGAACCCTTCGGTCCATCGGCGCACGACCAGGAGGCTTGTCTGACATCTGGCGGCCACGGCCGTGATGCCGTACTTGTCCACTGCGGCTTTTACGGATGCATGGAATGCGTCGTCGCTCATGCTTCCTCCCCTGTAGCCACAACCGCAGCAGCAGCGAGAAGAGCCGCGGCAAGGTCGCGGGCTTCCTCCGCCGAATGGAGGCGGGCAGCGCCGCTGATCACGATGTGCCCCCACGGGCCTAGATACACGTCCTCGGGTTCGTTACCGATCAACGTTCGCCAGCACTCCCCCTGGCCCTGTTCGGGTAGTTGGATTACCGCCACACCCGGAAGAGACGCGATGTTATCTGGGGTCATCGTCAGCTGTATCCGCTTGTGCCTTGTTGGGCGAGGTGTCGTAATCGAAAACAACCAACATGTCGGTGTTTCCACTTAGGACGGGGCAATCCTCAGGTGGGTGTACCACCAGGCAGGCAGGACACGAGTGATCCTCAGTGAACGGTCCGTAGTGTTTGGTTGGGATCAAAGCGAAGGTCGACGCCTCATCCTGCGGCCTGGTACGAATCCACCCGCCGTAGTCATAGTGCCACCGGGCGTTGAACCTATCGCGCCAAGCACGATCGCGGTGTTCAGGGCTCAAGTGCTGGACGTCTGATCCATGCTCTGTGGTCGGCATAGTCGTCATCTCCCTACGAGTGTCGGTAATCGGAAACATGTGTGCGCTGTCAGATCGGCTGCCTACCTGGAGAAACGGCGACGATCATCGAATCAACCCCTGATAAGCAACAACATCAGCGAGCTTTCCGGGGAGCGCATCCCAGTCCGCCTGGTCGACAGCATCCTCGGGGTCGGTCCACAGCCGCTTCAGGGCTTCGCTGAGGGCTTCTGTGAGTACTGCACGCAACTCGGGGTTGTTCATTCTTCGCCTTTCGGTTCTCGGTTTCTGTCAGTGAGCCGCCCGAAGTGGATGACCCGACCGGGCAGCGGCTTCCCCGGACGAATCGTGTTCGAGCAGGGTTTGCCTTTGGGGGCTTTGCAGATGTCACACGACCGCGCTGATTGGGCGGCCTGGACACGAGGATCATCCGCAGACGACACAAACATCGTCATGCGTCGTCTCCTGGTGTTGATTGCGGGGGCTGTGCGCCACGTGGAGCGACTTTCAGGGCCTCCGTGGTGTCACCGGACCCAGACGCGGCAGAACGGCTGTCAGCGATCCTGTGCGCATGAGCCGGAAACGCCTCCAACACCTTCAACACCTGCCCCTTCTCATCCCGCACCACACACGCCTCACCCGGCTCTGCCAAGCAGTCACGGCACCGCACCCGCAACGCCTCCACATGAACCGTCGTCCCACGCCAATCCCTCACAGGAGTGCCCGATTCCCTTGCCGGCCGAGCGGAGCGAAGGCCGAAATCTCCACCATTTGAGGGAAGTTCGTTCTACCCCCCTGCGCGCGATACCCAACGTAAGGTTCATTACCAAGGTGAGTAGTTCTCACGTAAGTGCGTGCGTGCGTTTCGTGGCATTGCTCAAGCACATGCTCAAGCATCATGCTCGTTGCATATGCGCCAGCATCACGCTCAGATAGCGGTCGCATCGCCTTCCTTCCCATTACGCCTGTCCCACCTCGCGGCGGCAGCCTTCTTCGCTTTTTCACTCCTGGCCAGCGCTTCTGCATCCGCCAACTGGTACTCATCCCAACCGTTGATCTGCCAGCCGCCAGGAGCCGGCGACCACAGTCCCTCCGATACCAGACGGTTCACGTCGCTCTGCTGGATGTGCAGAAGGCGCACAGCGGTCTTCGGCACATACCCCGCGAGGGCGTGACGGCCCGTGTAGGTCATCGCTTCTAGGTGCGCGACGATGGCCCGCCACTGCTTGTCTTCCTTCAAATTGAGCACTTTTGGGTGCTCAAACATCGTTGTTTGGAGCCTGATCCACGGAAGATTCGCCATCAGTTGCCACCTGGGATGATTTGAAGTCTGCCCTTTTGGACCCGACGTTGGGCCTCACGGGCATGCCCTGATCGGTGCTCGACGTGGTCGCACACCGACTTGCCGCGGTACCCGGCGTGGTCGCAGAGATCGCAGGCGTAGATGGCATCCCACCGTGCCCGACGAGCCTCAGCCTTTCGCTCCTCGGCCTCATGCATCCGTCCGAAAAGGCTAGCTATCGACTCGCCTACCGATGGGGCCGGCGAGAAAAGATCGGACAGAGAATCAGGCAGAGCAGGTTCCGGTTGCGGCTTCGGATCCGCGAAAGGATCTTGGATGACCTTTGGTTTCGCCCGAACAACGTTGTGCAATGGGTGCTCAACCTGGATGGCGCGGCGTTCAGCGTTCTCCAGTTCCTCACGGGTGTTGTAGTTCTCGATGCTGATGCCAGCGACTTCGCTCCACCAATCTTTCGAGTCTCGGTGGGCCTTGAACCGTTGCGGCGGGTTCATGGTGATTCCCACGTACAACAGTTGCCCTGTGGCGCTGTAGAAGCGATAAAGAACGTGAGCCACTAGTCCTCCTCTCCGTCTTCTGTGCCTTCGAATCCTGGGCACAAACAGATCGTGTAGGTGTTCATGTCGTCCCGGTCGACACCCATGCGGACCCTGCATTGGGGGGCATGAGAAGACCTGGAATGGTCACACAACAGGCACGTCATGCGGACACCCCGAGTGATTCAGCGACCACCCCGACGAGATCCCGCGCAGCTGGTGGGGTCACCGCATTCCCTGCCTGGCGCACCTGCTCGCGGCGATTCCCCAAAATCCGATACTCGGGGGGGAAGTCCATGGCTTGGGCGATCTCTCGCGGCTCCAACATGCGGAACAGGACGTCATTCACGTCCAGGGTGGGTCCCATCGCAACACCGTCGTTTTCGCGGGTAGTGCGTGTAGGGATCGGCTCGTCGGACGAGGTGGGCGTGTTGCGCCACGTCCCACCGGTCGGCGTCAGGAGGGCGTGCCGTTCAACGGTCGTGCAGGTGGGCAGTGGGCTTCCCGCTGGGACGACAGCCCCGTTGCCGTAGTAGGTGGTCACCAAGCCGTGGTGATTCCCGGAAGCGGTGACTGTGGCGAGTGGCTTGTTCACGGGTCGGTGTTTTGACCCTCCGCCGCGTAGTTCAGCGATGAACGCCAACCCCGTTTCGTTGCGGGTCGTCATGGTTCGGGCTGCCTGATCCACCGGGGCGGACTGCTTTCCTTCCCGGCCTTCCACCGGAACCAGCAGTGGCCGCCAGTATCGTTCGATACCGGCCTGGATGCGTGACAGTGTTTTGGCCGCCAACGGTTTGTCGCGGTCTCCGATCCTCTGGCCAACCAACGTCCAGTCGATGATCTCGGCGGCTGGCCGGAACACTGGTTCAACGATCTGGTTGCGGCACTTCACCGATGGGCAGCGGTACACGTATTGGGCGCGGTATCGGCCCCACGGTGCACGATCGGGCTGCTTCCACACCTGCATTGCCCGGACAGGTCCGCACGTAGAGCAGTGCGCTTCAGGTCGGGTGACTCGCTTCAGGTCTGGTGCGGTGTTTCCCTGCCGCCAGAACACGATGTAGATGCGGTCACGGGACTGCGGGGCGCCGGGTCCGAACACTTGGGCGTGCATCGAGTTCAGATAGACGATGTGGTGGGCGTAGCCGATGGAGTCCATCGCTGCCAGCCACGCTTGGAATGGTGGCCAGTGGTAGACGTCGACGACGTTTTCGACGATCACTGCTTGGTAGTGGTGGTATTCGGAGAACCGGACGACGTCCCACATGGTGGCTCTGGACCGTTCGGCTGCCGCGTCGGGGAGGGTTTCTCCGAACAGGTCGGGTTGTTTGTCGAGACGTTTCAACCCTTGGGCGATGGAGTGTTTGGTGCACGACGGGGATGCCCACAGGATGTCCGTGTTGGGGAACAGTCGGGGGTCGATCTGCGACAGGTCCGCGCAAATGTGGTCCGTCGTTGGATGGTTCGCCCCGTGCGTCTCCACCGCCAGCTTCCAGTGGTTGGCCGCCACCCGGACTTCGATTCCGGGGACCTGGACGGCACCGGTGCTGGATCCGCCAGCCCCGCAGAACATGTCCAAAAGGGTCAGCATGCAATCTCCTCAACGTGTGCCCTGTGGTCGGCGAAGGCGTGGTGGCGGCGGATGAACGCCCGCGCCTCATCAGTGTTCGTGAATTCCGCGGTGACCGGGCTGCCTTGGGTGCGGGTGCATTCCGCGCAAACAACGGTGATCATGGGACCTGCCAGTGGATGGTGTCTCCGGGTTTGAGTACGGCGGAGGCGAGTCATTGGGCTGCCTCCGCCGGGATTCGGTAAGCAAACCCGTCGTCGTCGAGCAACACCCAGTTGCCCCTGTAGAGGACGGGAACAGTGATGGGGGACTGGGATTGGCGAACAAGCCACCCGTCAGCGAACGCTTGTGTCCGGTACGACTCGGCCCAGCGATGACAGGCACCGCATGCCCACAGCCCGTTGGACGCCAGGTTGGTGTCTTCGCGGCGAGATCCGCCGAGACCACGGGGCCTGCGATGGTGTGCAGTAGCGTCTGAGGCGTACTCTCCGCAGCGTTCACAACGACCGTGAGCACGCTCCCAGATCAGTTCCTTGACTTCCGGGGGAAACCCCGTGAACCGGCGACTCATGACTTGTAGACCACCACCATCGACCAGATGACAGCGACCGCAGAAGCGGTATAGATCCCGGCGGGATGCCCGACCGACACCGCGGCCACCATGGTCATCGTCAGCGCCCACGTGACTACGAGGATTCGAACGGCAACAGCAACGGTGTGTTTCATGCTTCAGCTCGTTTCATTTCGCGTGCAAGGTCAGTGATCAGATCGCCGAGGACGGTGGAGTTTCCGTCCCGATCCACCGTCGGGGCGACGGTGAGTTTGTGACCAGACACCTCGTCATAGAGGGCTTTGAGTTCCTCACGGGTCTCGGCCGCCAAGGCTTGTTTGCGGTACTCCGCCACCGTGGGGACACGTGCCCCGTCCGACAGCCAGTCCCGGATCTGGTGGGCGAACTCCTCCCCCGGCATCGGCACAACAGCCTTGGCAAGGGTGTGGATTCGGGACTTCACCACCGTGAGCGTGTTGTCATGATCCAGGTCGCCGACCAAATCAAACTCGTACTCAGCGCCATCACGCTGCTCCGGCTTCAACCCCACCTTGCGGGGCACCTTCTTACCGCGCTCGTTCTCCTCGACCACATACTCGGTCTTGGATCGCATCGTGGCGATGAGATGACCAGGAAAGGACACAAGAGCGTCGATCATGCGGCGTTCTTCCGGCCTAACCTCTTTCCAGCCGGAGAAACTGTTGCCACCTTTGGCGCGCCTATCGGCCTGCTCAAGCATGCCGTCGACACCCATCCAATAGTGAGACCAGGAATCGACGATGACGCAGCCGTACTCGCCACCGGCAGCCAACCCCAGCAGTTCCACGAGGGACAGGGGTGAGAAGCTGTCGGGTTGGACGGTGTCGAACTGCCAGCCGTTGAGCCCCACGTATTTTGACGCGGATCCGCGTTCGGTGTCGATGACCGCTACCTTGTCCGCGAGAGCGGTTCCGAGCGCGAGTGCGGTGTAGGTTTTCCCGCTGCCGGACGGCCCAGACAGTGCGATGCGCGCGTAGGACGCTTCACGAGTCGCTGGTTTGAAAGACAAGCTCATTCGGTCACCTCCGCAGCAGCAGCGAGAAGGGCGGCGACGTAGGGCAGAACGTTGTACGGGCGAATCGGAGTGTGCACCGACACCGAACCGATACGCGGGCCTGAAGGCCATTCCTCGATTCGGATACGGCCGTGATCAACACTGAGCCGTTCATCCGCCTGCGGGACGGGCCAGTACTTGTCGCCCCATTCATCCACGATCGGTTCGGGGAGTTCTACGAGTGCGATGCGGTTCGCTTTCAGCGTCGCCAGGAACTCTTCAACACAGCACCGGGTGTCCTCGTGGGAGCTGTCGAAGAAGTGATCCCGAAACATCTGCCCGAGAGTCGATTCGACACGTGTTTGATCACTCATTGTTCGATCACGTCCTCTTCGGATTCGAAGATCAGGGGTGCTAGACGGGCTAAGGCGAGTGCGAGTCCTGCCCGGATGCCGGGGTTGGTTGAGTTGTGGCACTCGTACTTCAGGTTCTCGTATGCGGCGCAGATAGGCTTCAACACCTCGCGGGCAGCAGACGTTGCAACGTCATTCAGCAACGCCCTGAATACGGGTTGCTCCATAGGTTCAGCGAGCCCAGGCATATCGGCGAACACCCGTTGTGCGGCTTCTACTGCTGGATCACTCATCGTCAGCCTCCGGCTTCGTTGCGTCATGAACGGCCTGATGGATCACGTCAGCGACCTCTTTGTCGGTCAGCAATCCCTTGCTTCGGAGGAAATCAGCGGCTTGCGCTCGCTTCAGTAGTTTTTCGACGCGGTCGCTCATGCCGTCCACCTGTCCGCAATCCGGTCCAACGACCCGATAACCGCATCCACACGCGACAACGCTTTGTTCACCACATCCAGGTTCAACTCCAGCGCTTCGCGGTCCAGGAACTGCAAAGGCGGCCCCTCAGAAAGCAACTCATGCAAAGCGCACCGCGCGTCATCAAGGGCGGCTGCGCCGGCTTTCGCGTCGTCCCTCGCGGTAATCACCCGTGTATCAACAACCATCAGTTTTCGTCCTTGTCTCGATATTCAGTGCAGTGGCAGCGTTCATGCCCGGCGGGGCCGTGGTAGTTGGTGGCGTCACAACCCGTGTCCCACCTGCCGCGGAAGCGGTCGAATGCGTAGCGGTGAAAAGACCGGTTATGGCCACACACACAAATCACGAAGCCTCCAACCGGCGGAACTTCTCAGCAAGAACCGTGAACTCAGCAGCCTGCTTCTTCGACCACCTGTAACCGGGGAAATACTTTTCGACCGTCGTCCGGCTCACCCCCAACGTGCGGGCAACCTCGTTGTAGGGTGCCCCGTCATCAAGCAGATACTGGGCGAAATCCTTCTGCTCCTGACTCAACGGAACAAACTGCGCCGACGCCAGGCGCGCGTCACCAGCTGCCCTCACCCGAACCACCGTCCGATCCGAACAACCCACCACTTCCCCAATATGCTTGGCGGAACACCCCTCACGAGTCATCAACAGGATCGTCTGCACCTGCTCTGGGGTGAGCCTGTTCCCGTTGCTCATGCCACCTGATCCTCACCGATCGCTTTGAGCAGAGGACGCCGTTCCCGCTCCGACAACCCACCGAACACCCCATAGTGCTCACGATTCGCCAACGCGAACTCCAAGCATTCGGCCCGCACCTCACACCGGGCGCAAATCCTCTTCGCCGGCTTCGCGCTCTCCCCCTTACCGGGGAAAAACATGTCCCCCACATCAACCTGGGCGCACAACGCTTTGTCCCGCCACGCATGCCGCCCCTCTTCTGCGGGAGCTAGCAGAAACGACAAGTCAGTCATGCGATGGCCCTTTCCATGCGGATGATGGACCGCCACTCAGCGCACTGTTTACGATCCCAACCCCGACCCGGGAACTTGGCGGCAAGGACACTGCGGGAACACCCAACAGTGTTCGCGGCCTCCGTGTACGACGCACCCTCCTCAAGGAGACGTGCAGCGACAGCCAACTTTTCAACAGGGATCGGATCCAAAGCACGCCCACGGGTGATGTTGTGTTTCCCCCTCACCCGGGTCACCGTGCGCGACGTGCACCCAATGTCGGTGGCGATCTGTTCGATAGACCATCCGTCCCACGTCAACGACACGATCCGTTCGATCTGCTCCGGGGTGAGTTTCTTCCAGGTGGTCATGCGACACCCCGATAGCGGCGGAGGAACGAAACCCACTCGATGGACTGCTCACGGGTCCAGCCCTGGCCGCGGAAGTGGGCGCTGATGGTGGACTGCCCAACACCCAGGGTGCGGGCCACTTCGTTCTGTGACGCCCCATCGGCGAGCATGCGGGCCGCTTCCGCCAGCACCTCGGCAGACAGTGCGGGTGGTTTGGGTTTAGCGACACCCGATTTCGCCCGCGCCCGCGACACCGTCCGTGTTGTGCAACCCAACTTGTCTGCGATCTGCGCGGCGGTCCAACCCAGCTGCGTCCACCACGCCACCTTCTCCACCTCGATCGGGGTGAGCACACGCCCGGTCATGCGCCCCACCTCTGCGCCCGTCGGCACTCATTCGAGCAGGTCTGCGCATACGTCCCCATAAACTCGCCGCCGCACTGCGTGCAGATCTTCAGGGACGGTTGTGACCGCAACGCATTCGCGGCGCGCTTCTTGCATTTCTGCGAGCAAAACCTTGCCCTGCGGGTGACCGGCTCGAACACCTCACCGCACTGCAAGCATTCCTTCTCCGTGAACCGTGCCGGTTTCACCGGGGGCAGTTCACCACGCTTGATGCGGGCACGCTCTTTCTCTGAGAAGCCGCCCCACACGCCGGCCTCGTTGTGTTGCAACGCGAATTCGAGGCATGGTGCTTGGACGGGGCAGGTCCAGCAGATGCGGCGGGCGGCGTCGTTGGTGTAGTGGCCGGATTCGTTGAGGAACCAAATGTCGCCGTCCTTGTGGGTGCAGCGCGCCCGTGAACGCCAGTCGTCGGTGTGGACTTCTGCCAGTTGGATGAACGGTGAGTTCGGCATTTACACCACCCCCTGGTTGGTGAGGTGCTGCGGGCAGTACACCGATTCTGCGGCGGCGACGAAGAAAGCCACCTGGTAGGGCGACAGGTCACTGTTGATGTAGATCTGTTGGGCGATAGTCCCCTCCGGGACACCAACGTTGAGGAGTGCGCAGACTTTCCTGGCGGTGGCGATGGCGTCTCGGTTGTTGTCGACTCCGGTGATGCCTTCGGATTCGATGACAGCAATGAACCTGTCGTTGAGACTGTCAGCTTCAGCGTGGGGTGCGGCGAGTCCGGGGCCGATGATGCCGGCGGCGATGAGCAGCGGCATCGTCCACCAAAACCGCCAATGTGCCGTGTGGTTGGCGCTCACTCGGACACCTCCAGATCGATAACTTCGCCGTACCGGTCAACCTCAATGCACGGCACCACCACGTGCCGCGCCTTGGCCTTGTCGTTCAGCGGCACAAGCTCATCCAGCCGCACCCCCACCTGAAGGAACCGGGCCTCATCAACGGGCAGACCGAGGTAGTCCAGAGACCGCATGGGGTGAGCGCAGAAGTGCAGACCTTTGCCGCAGGCGCGCCAGTCCGGGTCCCAATCGGGGGCCTCGGGGGTCGAGCCTGGTGAGTAGTCCACGCCGCGGTCGGTGGTCCACTGCTGATTGACGGCTTTGTACAGGTAGGCGATACCGTCGCAGACCCGCACACCGTGGTAGTCGCACCATGTGGCCGGGTCGGTGAGGTCAACGGCGGTCATGTCGATGACTGCACCCTTGGCATCCAGGGTGACGCGTTGCGAATGCAGATGGACCGCAACATATTTGCCCGCCTCGACGTGCGCAGAGTCCCACGCCTCGACGTGCGCAGAGCCCCACGCCTCGACGCGCGAAGAGCCCGACGCCTCGACGTGCGCAGAGTCCCACGCCTCGACGCGCGCAGAGCCCCACGCCTCGACGCGCGAAGAGCCACACGCCACGACGTGCGCAGAGCCCCACGCCTCGACGCGCGAAGAGCCCCACGCCTCGACGCGCGCAGAGCCCCACGCCTCGACGCGCGAAGAGCCCGACGCCTCGACGTGCGCAGAGTCCGACGCCACGACGTGCGCAGAGCCCCACGCCTCGACGCGCGAAGAGCCCCACGCCTCGACGCGCGCAGAGTCCCGCGCCACGACGCGTGAAGAGCCCGAATCGGTGAGAAGCAGCCGCACGCCGGGATCGGATTCGATGTAGATCACATCGGCGCGGTCCGCGAGAGCCTGGTCAAGTTCCTGCTGCGTTCTCACCGTTACGGTCATGCTGCTTCTCCTGTCGTGAGGTAGTCGTGCAAGAGTGCGACTACGGCGTCGCCGTTCATCTGCTCCCAGATCGTCGGCTGGTTCTCCCAATGCGCTGGCGGCAGGAACGGGCGGAACCACGACACACTCTCGGCGTGGATCAACACCAACTCCGCCAAGTCCTCCAGTTCCTTCAATAAGTCGAGGTCAGCCATGGGAGCGTTGCGGGTGACGGGCAGGTCGGCCCAGTTTGTTTGGTGGTTGTCCCACCATGAGGGTTTAGAATCTTGGATTGACATCGGGAATTGTCTCCTTAGTTGTGTGTTTCCGGTGTTAGGGCCGTCGTCCCGCGCAATGGGGCGGCGGCCCGCCTATCTATCTCGGGGTGATGCGGTAGCGGCGCAGCAGATCGCTTACGACCTTCTCGGCGATCTGTCCGTTGGTGGCTTGACTCCGCGTCTTGAAGGCGACGCTGTATGCCACCTGCTCAAGAAGATCGGACGGATCGGCATCGATCTCCACTGTCGGCGGTTCAGGAATAACGTGGAGGCGGTTCATCGCGGCGAGTTCCTCCGCAGTCGCAGAATCCAGGAACTCCCCCAACTCCATGAACTCATCAAGCAGTTCGGCTTCCTCAGCCTCATCGCAGATTTCCTCAGCGAGAAGTTCGCATTCCACTGTGGGGCACGTGCATTTGGAAGGTCCCGGCGCGGGGGGAGGCGGGGGAACCATGCCCGCGCCGGGACCAATGTCACCCACCGCAGTGGGTGACGAGTCTGCCGAAACCCGATGCCCGGCAGAAGCATGCATCTCACGGCACAGACCGCGAGTCATTCGGTGCTCACGGCACCAGTACGCATCTTCGAGCACCTGCAGCGACGAGACACCGCCTCCACCTCCACCGCCATTGACACGGACAGACACGAATCCGGGTTCGTGGACTTCCTCTTCGGCCTCAACAGCCGCAAGCGAATCCGCGAAACCCACATCCCGGCCCAACGCGTTCGACATGGCCTGACGCTCCAAGCGCACCAACCACGGATCCACCCAGCCACCAAACACAGCCAAGCCGTCATGGATTGCGTTGTTAAACCTGGCATTCAAACGCTCAACAAGATTCACTGAAGCTCCTCAGAGGTGTAGACAAGTCGGGCGGTGGCGCAGGGCCACATGACGCAGCTAGGAAGGTGAGAGCAGTGGGCGCAGATGTCCAGGCCGATACCGTCGGATGTCTTCCGGTGCAGTTCGCGGATTGGCTTCAACGCCTCACGAGCAGCGTCGATTGCTGTTCGTGTGAGAGGTGCGTACCACCCGCCTACTTCCGGCAATGGAATCGGCTGTTTGAGACAGCGCTTCGCGGCATCTATTACTGGATCACTCACGCTGTCTCCCCCAGTTCCTGCAGCCGGCACCGCAGCCGGGCGTTTTCCTCACGCAACGCATCCAGCTCCGCCGCTTCCTTCATCTGCCTGGCGTCGAACTCCGCCAACGCTTTCCACAACCCCGACGGACGAACCTCACCCGACAATTGGCACACACTCCGATGCTTAGGAGCAGACGTACTCACGCCGCACCGCCCGCGCTGAGCAACACAACAGCAGGGAGACGAACACAGGACACCGGTTGCGGCTCATCATTACCGGTCGTCCACCAGTGATCGACCGGGCCGACGTAATGCTCCTTCTCCCAGATGGTCCCGACTTTGTCTCGCACGACAGACAAGTCCGGTAGCGCGTCGAGTTGTTCGACGGTCTCAATCACCCTGGGACGCAGACGCTCAACCTCAGCGACCAGTTCGGCGATAGTCTCAGGTGCACGTCGGTACGCGTCCTCTGCCGCGGTCATGCCAGTGATAACCTCGATCTCCACGCACGGACTGCGGTCCCACAGCGCCATATCAGCCTTGGCACGCTCAACAACATCGCTCATGCGGACACGTCCAAACTGGCCACATACCGCTGCAACTCAGCCGCCGTGAACTTCCACTCACGACCATCCTGAACAGCAATCAACACACCAGCCCGACGCAACTCATCAATGCGCCTCTCACTCGTCGACAACTGCACAGCAGCAGCAGACTTGTCATACAGAAGGCGATCACTCATTTCGCACCCTTCGGTTTCGACACAAACAGTGGTTTCTTCGGTTTCGGCCAGTGCTGAACCTTCGGCCGCGGCTTCGAATGGAAAGTCATGTCAGCCTCATCGCGTTTCGGATGATGGTGAGCTGATCGATCAGGTCCGTGAGTTCATCGGCGGTGAGAAGGACATCGCCGTCATTTCGGTAACCGTCACCAACATTGAGGTATGCCAGGTCAGTTCCGTCGTCGTTCCCTAGCCCGACAGTCACGCCGCCGTGTGACTTTTTGATCAGACGCTGAGGATCCGAGTAGAAGATGAATGTCATTCCGCACCTCCCGGAAGTGACCGCAACGGGGGGTACGTGTGTTGAAAATTGCGCTCTTCAAACGTCAACGGCTGAGACCGGAACAGGCGCACACGCGCCCCGTACGATTCCAGGAGGTTCGCCCGATTGACCGCCGCGCTGCGAGAGAGATAGCAGCGTCTGACCGTGGGCCACCAAAACTGATCAGTACCGAACCGATCGATGTACTCGTCGTCCGGCTCCCAGTTTGGCGGCGCATAGTTCGGCCCCTCTGGGTACTCAACTTCGAGCTTCCACACGAACTCGTTCATCACGCCGCCTCGAATCCTGCGAACGCGATCTCCCACACCCACGCCGGGTACGAATTGACTTCACCAAACAACTGGTGCGGAACCTTGACCGCGTCGATGTTGTGACGCTTGGCGATGGACGACGCCTGCCGTCCAACACGGTTGAGGAACTGAGTGGATGTGTTCGGGATCCCGTTGAGTCGGGCATAGCCGAGAGCCGAGTACCAGTCATGCCGGCCTTCGATCGCGTCCAGTCGCGCGTCTGTCTTGGCGGCGATCGCGCGGGCCTCTTCAGCCTTCCGGTCGGCCTCTTCCAGGCGGTCGATCATCTGACGCATGAGATCGAACGAACTGTTCGGTCGAACCTCGGCCTCGCGGGTTTTGATGGCGAAGTACGCCTGCGCGGCGGCCACCTCAGGTTTGCGTGGATCGCCGTTCATCGCGACGAGGTAGCAGGCGAAGCGCGACAGGTGGTAGTTGTCGCCAACCTGATTCGTTCTGCCGAAAGATTCCCGGAGCCGGGAAGCTTCCCGGTTGGCATCATGACCCTGCGCAATCAGCGATGCGATCGCGCGCTGCACCGCTCCGTCGAACCGTTCCCACTTGTCGTACCCGAGTAGCGGCATGAGTTCACGGGCCGACCAATACTCGCGTCCCTCTGGGTTTGACCGCCGGATGGCGTCGAACGGTGACTGGTCACCGGTAAGCTGTAGTTCAGACATTCCGAACCTTCCTTCGGTTGTCATTGCCCTCGCCTCTCGCCAGGCGGGGGCATTTCTTCTTATGCGGCTGGGTTCTTCTTTTTCTGGACGTCTGCGACAGGATTGCTGTCCACGTGGATCACGAAAAGATCATCGACGGGCACACGGAGTCTGTGCGCGATGCGCAGAGCCGCGTCCGTGTCCAGAGTCTTGGCTTCGCCGCGGAGCAAACGTCCCAGATACGAATGGGATCTCCAGCCGGCAGCTTGCGAAAGAGAGCGCTGAGTTTCGTCCTGGACGATCATCAGCCGAGCGAGCTTCTTGCGGTCTCGCAACTCCATGTACACCTCCCCGAGGGTGGGTCTGATCAGTGTTACCGACATTACATCCTCCTGTCCGTGGTGTCCAGCTTTCCTGTCCATTTGAGCATGGCCGGTGCCCGCCGCGCAAGAAAAATCTTGATTGTGTTTTCGCAGATAGTTGACCACCTGCGCATATAGACCCCTCACAGGGGTTACTTTCTAGTGTCCAGACTTGGCGAAGAGGCGGTGCCCACCCGAGTGGACAGGGCAGCCACAAAAGATGGAGCGTAGCGACATGGCAACCAACCACCAGCTCGCCCAGCTGATTGACGGCATCAAGGCCGCCAACGGCTGGTCCGATCCAGACCTGGTGAGGAACGCAAAGGAGAAGGGCTATGTCCTATCGAAATCGAACATCTCCCGCTACCGAAACCCGGTCATATCCATCAAAGGCGAAGTCATCCTCGCCCTCGCGGCCGGCCTGCGAGTCACGCCGGCCCAAGTCGCTATCGCAGCCCTTCAAAGCATGGGTATCCAGCTTCCCCAATACGACGTTCCGACGCCGGAACAAGCAGTCGAACTTGACACGGAACTCTCCGCTAGAGACAAGGCTGCTCTGCTCACCCTTATTGGCCAATTCCGTCGTGCGCCCTCGTCGGCGGGAGCATCGCATGAAGCGGAAAGCCAGGAGGTGCAGGTGTCAGATGACCGCTCGAAGCGTCGGACGTTCGCGCCCCTGGGGTCCGGGAAGAGTGCACGCAAACGTGCGGGCGAACACCGGTCCCAATAGGCCCACCAAGGCCATCAGCTCCGACTCTGTGAAGTCGTCGGAGCTGAGCTGGGGCACCATGTGTTCGGCTTGCCAGCCCAGCCAGGGGCGGAGTCCGTCCTTTGCTTTGGGGTTGTCTGGGATGTAGTCGAACGCGGCGCGTATCTGGTTGAGGATTCGTTGCTGTTCTTCGGTGGTGGTGTCCCGCGCGCCGTCGAGCATGGTGTGTTCTCCCCCTGGAGTGAACGCAGGTGTGGCTAAGTGGTTCGTCCCCCGACGTGTGTAGTCATATCTTGGCCAATTGATCTTGCGGGTAAACGGTTTTTGCGTGTTTTGGTTGATTCTGCAAGGTGAGTGATCTTGACCAGCAACGTTGCCTGTGGAGTGGGTTGGGTGTGCCAAGCTTGGGAATTGGGTGTGTGGGTGCGTGTCAGCTAGCTCTAATCGGGCAGCTAACTTTTTCCTTACGCAAGCGTTAACGCTCGTTGACAGTTGTTGCTGAAGATCAACATCTGTACGCACCGTGTACACGTATCGCAGGTGTCTCGTGTGCAACTTGGCGATCGTGTGCAGTGATGTGGACAGTGAGGGGAACCTAAATAGGCTCTGAGCTGGTGGGGCGGGTGGGGCTCGAACCCACGACCAGCGGATTATGAGTCCACAGGTTTTGCAAGAACGGTGCTGGCAGTGAAGGTGTTTTCGCAGGTCAGAGGTATCCCGCCAACAGTAGGGATACACCCTGTATGCATGTTCTCGTTGACAGTTCCGTGTACAGTGAAGCCCATGGCAGAGCACATCCTTTATCGGATTTTCGACAGCAGCGAACAACTGCTCTACGTCGGCGCGAGCCTGCACATCTTTCAGCGAATCTCGTCCCACAGGAAAAACATCCTCTGGTGGAAAGACGCCACAACCATCCGCATGGAGAGGTTCGACAGCGAACAAGAGCTGCTGGATGCCGAGGTGATGGCGATCCAGTTCGAACGTCCTCTGCACAACGTCATCTATCGCGGGTTCAGGCACAAGCCTGGAAGGCCGAAACGCGCCAAGGGTGACGGGGCGATATTCCAACGCAAGACCGACGGGATGTGGGTCGGCAGCATAGAAGACGGCTACAACGCCGAGGGCAAGCGCCGGCAGAAGCGGGTGTACGGGAAAGACCGAGAGACGGTTGAGCGGAAGCTCGCGTTGATTCAGGAGAGGATCAGCAATGGCGTTCAAGCCGAAGGCGGGGAAGAAGCGTCCCCCTCGCGCTAAAGGCGAGGGTGGCATATTTCAGCGTAAGGACGGGATGTGGGTCGGCAGCATCGAGTTGGGATACGACGAGAACGGCAAGCGCAAGCAGAAGCGGGTCTACAGCAGCGACTACCGGACCCTGGTCGCGAAGCTGGAAGAGATCAAGCTTGAACTGACGGATGGTCTGAGCTTGGACCGAACCGTCACTGTGGAGAAATGGCTCGGGTACTGGTTGCCTCACGTTCACAAGGAGCGGATCCGCCCGACGACGTACCGGGACTATGAGTGCACGGTGAACAACATCGTGCGAGTGATCGGCCGGAAGAAGCTCGTTGATCTTCAACCGTCCGATGTGCGGCGGATGCATGCGGCGATCGGCCGTGGTGAACGGCGAGCAGAGAAGGCGCACGTGCTGCTACATCGGGCATTGAAGGATGCCGTAGCCGAGGGGCTGTTGCGGCGAAATGTCGTCGATGCCGTGGACGCCCCCGAGGTGTACAAGGGTGAGCGGAAACCGTTCACGGTGGAGCAGGCGCACCAGATCCTTGGATACGCGTCTGAGCGTTGCAACAAGATGGAGTACACGCGGTGGTTGCTAGCGTTCCTCACCGGTGCTCGGCAGAGTGAGTGCCTGGGGCTGACCTGGGATCGTGTCGACCTGGACGCGGGCGCTATCGATATCTCGTGGCAGCTCCAGCAGCTTAAGCGTGCACACGGCTGCGGCACCAAGATCAACGATGCGTGGCCATGTGGTCGGAAGCATGGGTCACGTTGCACCAACCCCGTGTGGGACGTTCCCGTGAAATTCGAGTACCGGCCCGTGGTGGACTCCTTGGCGTTCACGCGCCCTAAGTCGGCGGCCGGCAAGCGATGGGTTCCTATCATTGAGCCTCTGCGTCTGGCGTTGGAGACGCTGCGTGACATCGACCAAGGGCCGAACCCGTACGGTCTGGTGTTTCACCGCGGCGATGGGTATCCCGTGACGCCTACCGAGGACAACCGGGCGTGGAATGACCTGCTCGGCGCTGTCGGGATTTCGAGCCAAGGCAAGGCATTGACGCTGCACTCGGCGCGGCGTACCGCGGCTACGGTGCTCCGGGCTGCCGGCGCAGACGAGCAGACTCGCATGGAAATCCTGGGGCACAACTCCCCCGAGGTCACTCGCATCTATGCGCATGCGGATCAAGCGCGGAATTCCACGGCGATGAATGCTCTCGCGGTGTTGCTGCCTGAGCGTAAGGAGTTGCCGTGAATGCGCTCGATGAGCCCCCTTACGGGTCGTACCATTCATCCATGGGGGAGTCTGAGGATCCGACTGAGCTTGCTGGTGTTGCTGACGCGGACACCATGAGCGCTTACGCCTGGTCACTGGAGAATGAGGTCCTTGAGGAGCCGGCGGGGTCGGATCGTCCGTTTTGGATCACTGCGGCAGCTGTCGGGGTGAGTTTGGCGTGTGTGGCTGTTGCTGGGGTGTTGGGTGTGCGGTTTGTGCGGGGCGAGTTTGATGCTGCCCCGGCTGCGGTGGTCACTACGACGGCTCCGACTACGGCGGTGAAGCCGGTGGCGCGGCCTCCGCTGCCGACGACGGTGGTTGCGCCTCCTCCGGTGACGGTGACGACGGTTGTGGTGCAGACCCCAGCTGCGCCGCCGTCCTCCGCTCCGCAGACGGGGACGTTTGACCGGCAGTTGTTGGCGAAGTTGACGCAGCAGGGGTGGGTGTTGCCGAATCCTGCTGCGACGATCGATGATGCGCATGCGATTTGTTTGATGCTTCGTCAGGGGAAGTCTCGCGCTGAGACTGAGGTGATTTATGCGGATGCTGCGGGTCGGTCGGTGGTTGAGGTCAGCCCGTTCATCGGCACGATTATTGATACGTACCCGAATTGCCCGTAAGGGGGTTGTGGTGTTGTGGGCGTTGGTGTTGTTCGGGGTGTTGTTTGTGGTGTTCCGTGCGGTGATGTGGGTGTCGGCGGAGCATCGGGCGGTGGTTGCGCGTCGGCGGGCTGAGGCGTTGGCGGTGGTGGCTCGTGCTGATCGGCAGCATGCGTGGGTGTTGGCTGGGGATCCGCGTGGAGTGTTCGGGGAGTATCGACCGGTGGACATCTAGTAGATACGTACCCGAACTGGCCTTGATCGGCAGAACATTGTGGCAACAATCGCTACAATGTGTGTATGGCTAAATACGCCGCCAACACCGACGTCTCATCAGATCGGTCCCGCGCCGAAATTGAACGCACCCTCAACCGATACGGCGCACGTCAGTTCATGTACGGCTGGGACGAAGACCAGGCCATCGTTGGTTTTGTGATCCACAATCGGCAAGTCCGGTTCATCCTTCCCATGCCGAACCGTCAGGACCGTGAGTTCACCAAAACCCCAACGGGACGATCACGCGCAGCGACACAGATAGCGCAGGCATACGAACAGGCGGTGCGGCAACGGTGGCGTTCCCTGGCTCTCGTCATCAAGGCGAAACTGGAAGCTGTGGAGAGCGGGATCGTCTCGTTCGATGCGGAATTCCTCGCCCACCTTGTGCTGCCGAACGGTCACACAGTAGGTGACTCTGTGATGCCGGCGGTCGCCGAAGCGTATGCGACGGGACACACCCCGGCTCTGCTGCCTTCGGTCCAGCGGGCGATCGAGCAGTGAAACGTGGCGAGACACCGGAGCCTCAGCGGTCCAAGCTTCTTGCCGCGGTGGAAGCACACGACGTGACTAGGTCGGAGTTGTTGGCGGCAGTGCGTGAGGCGTCGTCTGCTGGTGGTTCTGTCCGGGAGATAGCCGCACTCACCGGGAAATCCACCAACACAATCCAACGATGGCTCAAGGAGCAGTGATGGCGCTGCTGATGGTGTTGTGGGAGACCAGAAGTCTGCGCGCTACGTGGCGTTGGCTGATCGCCTGCGCTGATGAACAGAACGAGATCCGGGAGCGGCGATGATGCCGTGGATGTGGACGTTGCCGTGGGTGTGGATGTACAAGCATTGGACCGGTCCTGTGGCGTCTCTCGGTGGTGATGAGTGGTTCCGCCGAACGGTTGTGTTTCGGTTGCCGTTCACGACTTTCGCTGTGGTTGTTGCGGTGTCGCCTCCTGGGCAGCTGTATGACCCTGTGGAGTTTCCTGATCCGAAGTTTGAGCGTTGGATGCGCGCGTTCGGGGGGCGCTGATGTGTGGTGGTTGTGAGGGTTCCGGTGCGCACTCCCCCCAGGTGTATAACGCATGAAACGATGGGAAGAAGCAAGCCGATGAGTGTCCTCGCTTGGTACGAATCACGATTCGACGAGATGCTCGGCAGCGACGAAGAACCCATGCACACAGTGGGGCGCGTGTTGTATTACGCATCGATCGCCACGTGGATAGCGGCCGTTCCTCATGGTGACGTTTCGTCCTGATGGACGTGGTTGACGAGTTCATGGACGAGCTGAAGAAACGATGGGAAGAAGCCAATGGGTAGGGACCAGTAGATACACGAAAAGAGGGCCGCCCCGCTTGCACTGGAGAGTGTGTGCAAGCGGGGCGGCCCCGTAACCTGAACAGTTGCCGTTGTCCAGACCATCAAGCCTAGACGACGCAGAAAGGTTGCGCTAGAACTGGTTCCAAAGCGCATCACACGCATCGATAAGGTCTGCGATGCGCTTCTGATGACGCTCCAGCGGCAGAGCCGGATCATCATCCAGCTTCACCGTCTGAACGGGAGACATGTATGGGGTGTCCTCAGCGACACGACCGGTGTACTCGACATCGCCGTTACGGACTGTGACCAGTTGGCCCTTCTGGAGGAACATGATGCGAATTCTACCCTTCGGTTAGGACAGGATTGCGTATGCGAGGAGCGCGCCGCACGCCACCAACAACAGCAACACCCACACCCGCGCAACACCATCAATCCACGGATCAGGCATCCGCAAGCGCAGCCCGCCGGCGCCGATCCCGACGCTGCTCACACCACAACGTGATAATCATCGGCGCATACGCCACCACACCCGACGCGTAAATCACGAACCGGATCGTGTCCCGATACGGATAATCCGCACCCCCCCACGACGACAACGTGCCCTGCCACAACACCACCGTCAGAAACACACTCTTCGTGAAAAACACCCGGCCGATACGGTTCGTGCCCCACTTCGACCGAACCCCATACAACACGGTGAACACCGACACCAGCACAGCCATCAACGTCAGCGTCCAGTTCGCCGCCAACCTGTAATCAATGTCCAGCCACACGTCCGACAGGAACACAGCCACAATCCCCAAAAACCCAGCCATGTAGAAGCCAAGCATCACCGCGCCCCCCAAGCGTTCTGCAACAACTCAGTCCAACCGTTCCGCACAATCTCACGCTGCAACGCATCATTCACCGCTGTGGAGTGCGCAGTCTGCCGCTTCACCTTCCGCAACCTCTCAGCAGACTGCACCACCTCAGCCTCCGCCAACGCAGCAGAACGATGCGCCTGAGCCACCTCACGACGAAGCGGATTCAACAACCAAGCAATCATCGTGCACCGGTGCTTCACCACTACTGCCCTCCACCCGTAGTTATCGTCTCACGGAGAGCAGCGAGGATCTTAGCAACACCATCCTCATTGAAAGCCCGCTTAGCGTCCGCCTTCCCAAACTCGGCGATCGCTTCAGCGTCCTGCTTAGCGCGTTGAACATAAGCAGCGTTCTCCCGTCTGAGACCTTCAACAACCTCACGGTGATGGATACCCAGCACGAGCCAACCCCGCTGCAGTGAAAGTAGGAACAGGAATCCCACGATGAGCACGACGCCGACAACGCCGAGACCGTTCCAGAAGTCGGCGCTCCACATCGTCACGTGCCCAGCTCATCGCGCTTCGCCTCGGTGAGATCAACCGGCGTCGCCGAACCAGGCGTACCGATAGGAAGCTTCAACACACCGAGTGCCTTGAGCAGAGACAGGAATGCCTGACCGCCGGCCAAACCCAGGGCTGCTTTCCAGTCCGCGTGGAACAGGTCGAACTTCTCCGCACCCACCACCCCGAGTAGGGCGATGGCGAATGTGGAGAGCACCCGCTCCGCGGTGTCCTTCCAAAACGTCAGTGTCCACATGATCGATTGTTCCCCTCTGTGTTAGGCGCCGTAGAACAGGGCGCCGATGAATGTCCACACCCTGTGTCTCAGGCTGCGGGTGTGCTGGTCCCAGGTTGACGTGGTGTACTCCCCGGCACACCAACGACACTCAGCCATCCATTCCCCTCCCTTTTCTTAAGCTGCTACACCGCGCATCCACTCGACGTCCCCAGGTGTGGCGAACGTCGAATAGTGCGGGTTCGGGTTGGCGGCGAGGAACATGATCGCGTCGAACAACGCCATCACGATCCCCAAACCTTCGCCGACTGGGTTGCCGAATAGCGACAGGACCCGAGTCAGGATTGCGGTCGGCCCACCGACCCACGAGTTTTCGGTGATGATCCGGGCGATCGCCGTCTGATCCCGACCTGCGGCGTTGTTACTGACTTCGGCGAACATGTCGTCGTCGTTGGCGTTCTCCGCCCAACGATCCCCAATCCCAAGCGCGACAGCATCGAACAGTTTGTGCTGCATGATGCCGCTCGTACCCTCATCGGGCGGATCGATTGCCCACGCGCAGATAGCGTCCAGGGCGCGGCGCGGATTGCCGAACATGAGACCCCGGCGGAAGTCCTTCAACCGGTAGTGCAGCGGCGCGTTCAAAGGCAGCACGTACTTCCACATGAACTCGCACCACACCATCGCGCCCTGGGAGAACCCGATCCCACCCCACGGAGTTCCAGGAGGGAACGGCCACATCACCTTCGGGCCATTCGGATTGTTCGGATCCACCGGAGGACCCTCAATCTCATTGCGCGACAACTGCCGATACAACGCTTCCACACCGGTGTGGTTCTTGAACGGCAACGCGGTGGTGTCCCAGTCGCCGACCGGTTTCCAGTGACACACGCCTTCCTGCTCCAACTGGCTCGCTGTCGAGGCGCACGGACCGAAGAACATGTTCGACATGTGCCCCTCAACGGTGAAGATGATCGGCTTCACCGGATCCGGGCGCTTCAACAAACCAACGTCGTACTTGAACTCCAAATTGACGACGCCCGGGATGTAGTGCGGTGCTCCCGGTTTCCCCTCACGGGTGTACACGTCCTGCACCCGTTTCACCTCAGCCGTGAGCGCTGGGGTGAACAGGTCACTGTCGTCGAGGGTATTGCGGGCCGGCGTGAACTTCCGCTTCAGCAGCGCCTTGAGTTCCACAATGACTGGGCTGCGGTCACCCTCTCCCAACCCAACATATACCCCGTTGAGGTTCACGACTGCGTCTTCTTCACGTCGTAGCAGCCTTCGACGCCGAGCTTCTCGCCGATCGCGCCCAGCACGTCCACCACCGTGCGGTTGCCCAACTGCGGCCAACCATCCAGCGCGTAGCCGCGCTGCTGACGCAAGGTCTCCACGGCGAGTTCGCGGTCGGTCCAGTCGTCGGGGAACCGTTTCACCTTCGGTGGTTCTGGCTGTTGCGGTTCGGTCTTGCCGCCAGCCGCCCAGTGGTTGACGCGTTCGGTGAAGTAGTCCCACGGGAATCCGTCGCCGACGTCGGTGTGAGTGCCGTCCTTGAGTATCTGGGTGACATACCGGTGATCGGTGATTCCGGGGAGTCGGCCAGTGTACGGCGGCGCAATGACCTTGGTGGGGATGTTGTACTTCTTGCAGTCCTGCACGGCGAGGTACGCGGCGACGTCGATGGCGTTTCCGAACTTGCCGAGCCACTCGTTGCGCGACCATGCGGCGCGGGTGCCTGCGAAGCAGAGGTTGATGCTGCGGCCGTTGGCGGATAGCGCAGACCAGGAGGCGTAGTCGGTGTCAACATTGTCCACGACGGTCACACCACCGTCGGAGGCCTGGGAGACGGCGTAGTGGTAGGCCACCTGGCGGGACCTGGGCTGGTACCACAGCGATAGGGCTTCGGCGGCGTCGTCGCGGCCGACGAATCCCTCACTGGTGTGCAGCAGGAAAACGTCGATGTCGTTGGCGGTGCGTTTGGTGTTGTAGTGGTTCTCCGACCAGATGGGGAATTCGTTGTACGGCGGGCGGTTTTCGGGCATGGGAACCTCCGGTGTGGTAGTCGGTTGTGATCCGAGTGCGCGCCGCAGCACCGTCCACGCCTCATCCCACTTCTCGGCGTACCGGTCAGGGAATGCGGATTGCTGGACTCGTTGCGCGAACTCGCCGGCCAACCTGGGGTTGTTGGCGGCGCGCCTGTAATCGTCGGAGAGTCGTTCGAGGAACGTGTTGGCTGCTTGTGGCAGGGTCATCATGTTTTCGGGTGTGCCCCACCACGGTTCGCCGTTCGGGCCGGGTTGCTGCTGGAAGTAGCCCGACGATCGGTTGTCGTCACTGCGGGAGTCGTGCGGGTAGTTCTTCGTTGCGGGCACGCGGTCGTTGGCGGGGCACCACCACTTGCGGTCATCGCCGGTGCCGGTGCCGACCTCGGTGGAGATGGTCATCAGGGCGATGACGGTGGCTAGCTCGTCGAGGCCACGGGCTAGGGAGACGGCGTGGACTTCGCGGGCGACTTGTTCGCGGGTGCGGAGTGGCTTGTCGGCGAACCAGGTGAAGCTCATCGTTTGCTCCCGAGGATTCCGCCGAGAACGGGGATGGATCGGAGCGCGCCGTCGATGATGTTGATGACCTGTTCTGGAAGGTTGGACAGGTCGGGGAGTTTCGCGACGATCTGATCATCCAAATCGGACAGATCGGGCAGGTTCTCGGTGATCCTGTCGGCGATGCGGTCAGCGATCCTGTCGGCGAGCGGCCCGAGCAGTTTGAGCAGGATGATTCCGATCCGGTCCATGTCGGGGGGGTCCTTTCAATGCAGAAACCCCGCGCACCTCGTGGTGGCGGGGTTTCTGTGGGGGGTTGTTCAGATGTAGAAGAGGGTGTCGCGTTCGATGAAGAAGTCGATCGCTGGATGTCCTGTGGCGAACATCCACGAGATGAGTCCGGTGAGGGCGACACCGCCGAGGAGTCCGGTTCCGATCGCCCCCGCTACTCGTTTGGTCATGGCAGTCTCCTGACCGTGACGCGGGAGGTGTCGATGAGGTGTTTGCGGCCTTGGTCGTCAGCGACGGTGAGGACGGTTCCTGAGGTGAAGAGGATGGTGGCGTTCCAGCCGGCGGGTCCGCGGGACTGCACGTGGATTTTCATGGCCGGTCACCAGGTGTCGGTGGTCTCGACGTGGTGGCGTCCACCGCCGCAGCGCTTCACGCAGTGCTTCACCGTCTTCATGCCGTCGTCGGTCATGACCTTTTTGACGGTGCCGTCACCGTTCATGACGGGGCTCCACACGGCGCCTTGGCCACCACTGCCTTTGGCGCAGGCGTGTTTGTAGATCATGCCGTGGCCGGTGCCGTGGTTGTCGCACATGCCGGGTTGGGCGTCGGCGACGGCGGGTATTCCGAGGGCGATTGTTGCGATTGCGAAGACGGTGGCTGTTGCGGTGCGTAACATGGTGCGGGCCTCCTGTTGGGGGTGGGCCGCCTGGCGGGGTTGGTTTCTCAGGCCTTTTGCCCCGCCGGGCGGTGTCTCAAGTTGATGAATCAGACTCTACACACTTTAGTGTGTGCCCGCAAGTACATGTACCATAGTGGGTATGGTCCGATATCTGAGCATCACGGAGGTGGCTGAACGGACTGGCCTTGCCCTCAACACAGTGAAGGCATACAGCCAGGTACCCGGCCGACTCCCCGAGCCAGATGCCATTGTCGGCCGCGTCAAGGGTTGGCTCCCCGAGACCATTGACGCCTGGATGGCTCGACGTAGCTAAGCCAGAGTGAAGATCGGCGAAGGTGTCCCGTCCGAATCGATCGTCAGGGTATTGCCGGAAGCCACGCTCACATCGGCGGGGGTTGCGTCGAGAAGGACATAAGCAAGCACGTTGCCGCTGACCTCGTACAGCACTGCCCAGCGCGCCGTGATCCCCGACCCGGAAGCGGTCCACACGGGGTTGGTGGCGAATGACACCGCCACGCTCGTGGTGCCCGTCAGAGTCAGGGTGACCGAGACACCACCAGTGGTGTAGCCGTTGCCGTTCGACACTTCACCAGTCACACCGGACCATGTGGTGGACGATGCACCGATGTTGGATGACGAGGTGACGAGGGCGACTTTGAAGGTGTCGGAGTCGAGGTCGAAGGTTCCGTCGAGAAGCATTTTGCGGGCTCCGGACGGCAGGGTCCAAGTTCCAGCGGCCACAGTGGTTTCCATTTCAAATGGCAAAGCCCACCAGGCTTTCTGGTGGGCTTCGAAGGGGTTGTTGGGTTAACTCAGCGGAATTGAAACGACAGTCCACGCCTGCGCCGCGGCGGCAGTCGCGCTGGTTGCGCCGGATGCGGTGGCGGTGGATAACGCCAGTGAGGTGGCACTCGACGCGCCGTGAAACCTGTTGGTTTGTCCGGAGAACGCAGTGAAGTCGTACACCGCCCCAGCGCCCGCACCCGAGGTCGCCACCATCAGCATCACCCCGTTGGCGGGGGCGGTGATCGTTTGTGAGGCGACGGTGCTGGATCCGTATGTTGCGGTGGCGGTTCCGACTGTGGCGACGTTGGTGAATGAGATGGCGTTGAGGTAGTACCAGGCCAGGCCGGATGTGGTGGTGGCGAGTGTTTTTGCTGCGCCGTTTCCTGCGCCGGCGAGTCGGTAGATGGCGACACCACCGTTGGCGGGGGTGTTGTTGTGGTTGAAGGTGGCGACGAGGGTCATGGCGACGCCGCCGTATGTGATGGTGGAGACGCCGCCTCCGGAGCGGTCCCAGTTGATGACTGCGTATACGTCTGCGCCGGTTGCGGCGGTGAAGGATAGTGATGGGCTGCCTGAGGTGATCGTTCCGGCGCCGACCGCCTGGTATGCGGCGGGTGCTTTGCTGGTGACGACTGGTTGTCCCCCGGTGATGGTCATCGCCGCCGCGGCCGGTGTGAGCCGCATGGCTTGGGTGACAACGGGTTGGCCGCCGGTGATGGTGAGGTTGGCGGCACTGGGTTCGAGGATGCGGGCTTGCCGGATCTGGGGTTGTCCACCGGTGATGGTGAGTGCAGCGGCGGTGGGGATTGCGACCGGCCCCGACAATGGCTGCCCGCCGGTGATGGTGAGGGCGGCTGCGGCGGGTTGCAGCAGGACATGCTGCGTGGCCTCTACCGGGGGCTGGCCCCCGGCGACAGTCATCGCCGCCGGGGCGGGGGTGATGATGGTTTCCACGATCCATCCGGGCATCACGCACCCCCATTCGGAAGGTTGGACCACTCGATACGGTTGTAGCCATCGGTGCCGGTGCCGCCATTGAAGCCGTCACCGCTGCCGCCACTTGAGCCGCTGCCGCCTTTGCCTGCGGGGCCATCACTGGTGCCAGCTGATCCACCACTGATGGTGTTGTCGTTGGACAGCTTGCCACCGCCACCGCCACCGCCACGGCCAGCGCCGTTGGTGCGACTCTGGCCATTGGTTGGGCTGCTGCCGCCGTTGCCGCCGTTGCCGCCGGAGAACCCCGTTGCAGTGATGCCGGTGATGACCGCGGTGCCGCCGAGGCCGCGCGCGCCGCTGGACGATGAGCTGGTGCCCTTTTTGCCGCCCTGGCCGCCGTTCGCGGTGAGCGACACACCACCCGAGGTGAACGTCGACGCGCCGCCGTCGGCGCCGTCCCTGCCGTCACCGGAGTACGCCTTGGCGCCGCCCGCGCCGCCAGTGCCGAGGGTTACGGAATACGTCGATCCCATCAGCTCCACCGGCACCCACACATCGATGTACGCGCCGCCGCCGCCACCGCCACCGCCGTAGCGGTAGCCCGAGTTCGAGCGTCGACCGGAGCCGCCGCCACCACCGGCGCCGCCCAGGCGCACCCACGCACCCGTAGTGCCCACCGGCACCGGGGCGTTGGTGCGATTCACGTTCTCCTCAGTGAACGGTTCAAACGCGGCCTTCACCTCGATAGCCGGCTGGCCACCCGTCACCGACACCACCGCACCCGCCGGGGTGAGCGCCTCACCACCAGGACGACCACCCGAAACATGCAGCGCCGCAGGCGAAGGAGCCAAAACCTTGTTCGCCACATCGATCAACACCTGCGGCTGACCGCCGGTCACAGGCAGGACACGCGGCAACGGCTTCAAATCCACGTCCTGGGCGATCTGAATGTCGACCGCGATCGATGACCACCGATTCGCCGTCGGCGACAGCGCCGACACCACACCGGTTTGAAACGCCGTGTTCACCACCAGCTGCGGTGACACACCCACGAACCGGGCCCGATTCCGGCCACCCGACACCGTCCCCAACTGCGACGAACCATACGCGCCCGAAAACGCCTGCAACGTGATCGAACTGGGCTGCGCAGCCACCGAATGCGAATGCACCGTCCCCATACCGAAGTTCACCGAAGGTGACGACACACCCGACACCGGGCCAAACGACACACCAAACCCCGTGATCCACGTCGAAGCACCCGAAACCGCAAGCGTCTTCGACACACCAGTGCCAGCGCCCGCCAACCGATACAGGGCCTGCCCACCGTACTGAGCATCATTGTTGTGATACGCCACCGCGATACGTGTCATGTCCACACCGCCGTACTTGACGACCGGAATAGAACCCTGGCGATCCCAGTTCACGAAAGCGAACACGTCAGCGCCGGCCGCCGCGGTGAACGGCTTCGACACCGCCCCGCTGCCCGCCAACGCCTCGGATACCCCGCCATAACCCAAACTGGCCGGCGCCATCGGGAACGCGCGCGGATCCGCAGCCACCGAACACGACGTGTATTCCTTGGCTGCCATCGAGCCGGGCAGCATGAACTCGGCGATCTGCGGGAACATCCGCGAGAACGTCGACACTGTCATCTTGTCGGTGCCCGTCGTCTGCGAGTTCTCCGCAATGCACACGATCGCACCCGATTCCGGATGCCATGTTGGCGAGCACTCGTAGCCAGGCCACGAGCCCGCGTGGCCTTTCCACTCGCCGAAGTCGTACATGCCCAGCCCGTAACCCACCTGCGGCGGCGCCCCGAAGTCGGGTTGCATGCCGATCGGGCAGAACGTCGACATCCACACCGCGTGCGTCTCAGGTGACAACAGAACCCGATCCCGCAGCGCCTCAACCCACTTGTGCAGGTCGTGGATGGTGGACACGATGCAGCCCGCCGCGTAGGCGTACGACGGGTGAATGACTGTCGGGTCACCACCCGCGCCGCCACCGTGCCCCGTGGCATACGGTGCCGGCATCTCCGACGTGTTCGGCCACGACGTTTCTGTCAGCCCCAACGGCTCGAACATGTCCTCGATGACCACGTTGCGGATGTTGCGGCCGGTGACCGCCTGGACGATCAGGCCCAGCAGCACATAGTTGGCGTTGGTGTAATGAAAGTCGGTGCCCACCTCGAACATCGGCGGATTGCCCTTGGCGATGTTGAAATGGGCCTGCTCGTTGAACTCCATCGTCGGGAACAACACCAACCGCAACAACATGCCGAGGTCTTTTTGCTCATCAAACACACCCGACCGCATCATCAGCAGGTGCCGAACCTTGATCTTGCTGGCGTTCGGAATATCACTCAACTTGTACTGGTCGGTGTCGAACTGGTCGATCGTGTCCTCCAGCGACAACAACCCCTGATCAACACAACGCAACACCGCGACCGCCACGAACGGTTTCGTCGCCGAACCGATCCGGAAATGATCATCGACAGTGATGGGGCGTTTCCCCGCCGAACCGCGCGCGCCAATATAGGTGCCCTTCGGCCCCGAGATGTACCAGATCAGGCCAGGTCCCGCCCCGGCGGCCATCGCATCCGTGAAAATCTGATCAATGACCGCCTTATCGGCAGGATCCATCTCCGAATCGGGAGTGAACTGTTCAGTCGTCTCCTCAGTGACCGGGCCAGGATCAGAAATGTTGCCGGCCTGATCAATCGTGCGGGTATAAATTCGGTACGGGGTACCAGACGCCCGACCAGTCCAATCCCAATCCTGATCAATCGGAATCGGCTGCTCATTGAGCTTCTGATCCGTATCCGCGTCATACACGTTGTAGGAGACAACGCTCATTCGTCTGTGCTCCCCACTGCTCGCACCGTGATAGTCGAGAACGACTTCCGCACAACCTCAGTCGTCGGCGGCGTCGGCGGCGTCGTATCAACAGGCTCCGGGGTAGGCGCATCCACCGCCCGGCGGTAAAACTTCACCCAACCACCACCAGGAGCACCAGGACCACCATGGTTGAGGAACCGGTCACCACCATTACCGCCACCACCCGGCGCGATACCACCACCACTGGGCACCTTCTGATGCCCACCCGCCAAATACTGCTCGCCGTTGTACTCCAACGGATCCGGGTAACCACGGCCGATCGGCTTCCCGATCAAACCGAGCGAATCACCACCCGCACCGCCCTCACACCGCAACTCGTGCACACCAGTCGACGTTTCGAACGAAAACACAGTGTCGCCACCATTGCCGCCCACACCAGTACCACCAGCACCCGGCGTGCCCGGAATCAGGGAAATGATCACGTCCTCATCGGCCTCGAAATGTTCACCCTCGATGAAGGTCGCGCCGTTCGGCTTACCAGGCCAGCCGCCCTCACCGAACTGCGCCAAAGACGCCTGCCGGCCAGCACCCGAACCACCCACACCAAACAGGTCAAACGCATTCGCCCACTTCGGCTTCGCGATCGTCGTCTCATTCGTGCCCAAGTAAAGAACCATCGGGTCGTAATGATCAGAACCCGAACCTGTGTCCACGGCAAGTTCAATCCACGGCACCTTCGCCGAACGCACCACCGCCGACTTCGCAATCACCAACGGGGGATTGTCCGGATTGGCGGTCTCGTCGCGCACCGCCGCCGTCGACTTCACATTCGCATACGGATGATCAGGAATGTCATCCTCTTCGTCGTAGCCGCGGATGTAGTGCGTGCCCGACCCGACGATCACGACCTGCACCTCGAACTCGTCGCTGACCTCGCGGGGCAGCGCCTCGTCAAGCTGGTAGTACACCCAGCCGGTCGTGTCACCAGCAGGCAGCAGTGACACCAGGTTCGGCGAATGATGCACCAGCCCCCGCGCACCCGTAGCCTTGTCGATCTTGCGGACATTGGCGTAGCACGCGGTGATGTCCTGCGATCCCTTGCCGAGCCAGCCGATCACACCAAGCGCCTCCGACTTGGCGGCACGGTAGGTGATGGCCAGCGTCGCGTTCTGCGTCACCGGAAGCCACGTATTCGCATTCGAATACGGATAATTCGCGTCCCCCGAAGGCAACAAACCCTTGTCGACCGGCTTGTTCGTGGAGATCCCCGCCAGCAGCCACGCAAACGCCCCCTGCGCCGCGTTCGACGACACCTGAAGGATCGTGTTGAACAAGTCCGGGAGGCTCGCCCCGCTGCCGTGCTGACCCACCAACCCACCAACGAGATGGTCCAAGAAATTCTGAATCGCCTCAGCAATATTGCCGGCACCCAAAGACCCCAAAATGTTGGCAGGGTTGATCGACGTCAACGCCTCCACCAACTCCTCAAACGGGTTCAGAATCGCCCCGACCGTGCCCCGCAAAGTGTTGATGATCGTCTCAATGAGCAGATCGATCCGACCCAACAAGTTCTGCAGAACGTCAGGCAAACCATCCACCCAATCCTGCTTCAACCGGGTGTTCTGCGACGCCGACGCATCATCGAAATAAAACGTTCCACCCGTGGCCGTTTCAGTGACCAGGAACCGGACCTGAACCCCCGTCACACCCTCAGCAGGCTCATACACCCCCGACAGCTCAACACCCGGCCACTCCACATCCGCCGCACTCGGCGTGTAGGTCGCCACATCAACAGGCGCATCCACCACATCGCCGCGATGCGGAATCACCTGCAACCGGACAGCAACACCCGAACCCACATACCCCTCATGCGCAATGAACACCTTCGGCGTGAACTCCTGCGCCACCGCGATCACATCTTCGCTGTGGATCGCCTTCTGGGTGCCATCCGCAACGATCTTCGCCGCACCCGAACCATCACTACTGCGCGACTTGTCCTCATCGATAGACCAGCCGGCGTCACTCGTGATCGAACCAGAAGCAAACTCGCCCGCCGACAACAAGTTGATGGACTGCGCCCGCCCCAACTGTCCGAACAACTGCGCCAGCAACGACCGCGGCCCAATCAACAAGTTCAAGGGCTCAATGAAAACCCGGGTGACCGTCTCCCACACCTCGCGCGGCTGCACACCGTCAGAGAAATCGATACCACCGAAAATCGGCGACAAAATATCGTTGATCAGGTCAAGGATCTGCGCCAACCCAGGAATGTTGTGCAGCGCCCAGTCTTTCAACTGGTCGAACGATGGGATCCCCGGAATGAACACACCAGCCAACGCCTGTACGACGCGGCGGAGGAACTGTTCGATCAGTTCCTTGCCGAACTCCACAAGCTGCTGCGGCGTGAGGGGCCGCACCACTTCGGAGCCTGCAGGTTGGCGGTGGATTGGGGCGGAGGGAATTTCCTTCGCCCAATCCGGCATCTCCATGGTCATCAGGCCGGGGTCACCTCAACGCTGAAGTTGCTGCTCGACGCAGACGTTGTGTAAGTGACGGACCCGGCTTGCCGTTCGCAGCGAATGTAGACCAACGCGGTGTCGCCAGCGGCGATCGTGTCATACGGTCCCGCCGAGCCAGTGGGTTTACCGGGGATCAGGGTGAGCCGTTCGGTTTGAGCGATACCGGGGCAGCGTCCCACAACGTTGCCGCCCGATTCGCCGTTGAGACGGGCGACGAGGTCGACCCGCACGTCTGCGCCTTCACCGGTGACGACCGTGTAACCGACGGGCCGGACACGGCGGGCGTAGGGGCGGGCGGGAATCTCTACGACCGCCAGGGTGGAGTTGGCGTTACCGGAGGCGGTGTTGTTGATCGACGCGGGGAAGAACACTTCGGTGATCTTCTGCGCTTCCAGGTTGAACCCGTCGGCGGTGTCGTTGACGACCGGGATTTGGCCGGCGACTGGGTTTTCCGCAACGTCGGTCGGATCCCACACTGCTTCCCCGTCATCGCCCTTGGCGCCCTTCGGCAACGCCAGGTTCAGGCGCCACTTACCGGGGGTGTCCGTCGTCGGCGGTACCAGGGTGGTGAACGACGCGGACGGCTGGGTGGGGTCGCCGTCTTCGATGACGGTGAGGTTGATCGTCTCGTCCAGTTCGGCGTGCTTGCCGGGTTCACCGTTGGCGATCGCGGGGATGCCGACACCCATGCCGCCCTGCGGGCGCAGATACAGAATCGCCGCGCCCGTTTCCGGATCGACTGGGATATCGATGAGTCCTTCGAACCGGTAGTAGTTCCCGTCAGGGGTGGTAGGCCAAGACATAAGGACTCCAATCAGGATTGGGGCGCAAGCGTGATGACATTTATTGCCTCGAAGATCGCGGTGAGGAACCGCTGATGCTTCGCGAGTGGGGCTTCGTTTCGGCGGTTGTCGCCCATCGTGACCGTGACAGTGCGTTCGTCAGGGGTGATGCGCCACATGACGTTTTCGATGTAATCCGTCACCATGCGAGTCCGCCGCATATACACCAGAGACATCAGTCCGCCGCGGAAAATGTCCCGGTTCAACGCGTACTGGTCACCGTTGCGGAACGTCACTTGCGCGGTGGTGTTGCCCATCGAATCGAACAGGGCATTGATGAACGCGAAAACCGTTTCGATGTTGTACGGGGCCGATGCGGTGGCGTGGAACCGTTCGATCGCCGGATGGTAGGGGCCGACCTCGTCGCGGCGTTCGTAGTGCTGCATCAGCTGGAACGCCAGAAAGCTGTTGTTGAGGAAACCTGACAGCAGGTCGGAGGGGATGCCGGTGAATCCGACGACGATCATGATGGAGTCGATCAGCCACGCGAACGTGGCATTCATCAAATCATTGAGTCAGAGTTTGCCCTTGGGCCTGTGCCCCCCAGGTTTCCCCAGGGGGCACAGACCCATTTTGGCGATCGTCCTCCGATGATGTGCTGCCATCCCTCAGGGGTGTTGTCAATCACCTTGTAAGAGATGATGTTCGAATCCTCGCCCGGCTCCGGTGCCACCAGGTAGGCGTAGGGTTGTTCGAAATCCACACCGAGGCGGGGCGAGTAGAACACCCCGTCCATGCCGGGTACCTGCTGGGCGATCGGCTTGAAAATCCCGCCCAAGGATCCACCGAGATCGATGACAGTGCGCAGCACTGAATCGAGCACCGTTTTGGTAGGGCCTTCGATCTGGGAGCGGTCCTTCGTCGAGAACACATACGTCGGCTGATCTAGCCTGGCCCACTTGTCCGGTTGCGGATCACCCGGCCGCCACAGATCAACCCGAGTGTCCACACCATAGGCGCGGGTCCCGTCCTTTATCACCGCCCCAACGGTTTCCATTCGGACCGTCCGCCCGAACATCGGCGACGTATCCAAGAACGGGTTGGTGCGCTTCACATACATGGGGGTGCGCAGCATGCGGGTGAACGTTTGCAACGTCAAACCGTCCCGCTTCAACGCCTGCAGGACAGTGCCGAACCATGCCCGCACATCCGTATTCAGCGACAGGCCGTTGTTGATGAACTCCATCCACCCCGACTGCAGGCGGATCGCGCACTCCGCCACCATGTTTTCCAGGCAGGTTTGCATCGCCCAGATGAAGATGGCGTGAGAGAACGGCTGCGCCTGGATGGGGAGCCACCACGACGGCCAAATCACGTAGTAGTTGAGGATGTCCCAGATGCCGCGGGCGTTGACGATTCCGGTCAGTTCGCCACGCTGATAGTCGTACTCGTGGCTTTTGACGTAGAAGTTGTACCGCATGCCTTGGGTTTCAACTTCGATGCCGACCATGGTTTTGCGGCAGTCCATGAACATCGGGATCAGAGGGCTGTTGCCTTTGATTTGGATGCGTGCGGAGCCGGCGTCATTGCGTGGATCGGTACCGGAGGCTTCCATCAGCTCGTTGCCGATCGACGCCATCGGCACCCAATACTTGTCGCAGACGGTGAACCGGAAATCCGTGTCCACCTTGGACTTTTTCTCCGCCAAGACGCGGGCTGTGGTGCCGATCAGTTGGGGGTTGCCAGACTGGACTGCTTTCTGCCACCGCTGCTCATCAGTCATCTGCATCAGAAATTCACCTCCGCAGGTTGTGTTGTGGGCAGCGCAAACAACCCCCGAAGGGGCACAGGAATAAAAGAGGGCTAGAGGGGGTAGCGTCTCAGTGGGACGCCGGATGCGACGATCATGGAATCGGCGTTTCCGCCGACGATCTCAACCTTCACGTAATACGGTTGAGCACCCCTACCAGGCGACATGGGTGGGATCGCGGCCCGCTCCGAAAACCGGCCCTTCAAATACTTGTACAAGTTGCCCTGCGGGGGACGGATCCCGAACATCGACTTGATCTGATCCCCGAACGCCGACTCGTTCATGCCGGCGAACGACAAGAACTTCGACAGGGCGTCTTGGAAAATGTCCAGTTCTTGCGGCGTTGGGGGTACCACAGTCATGTCCTGCACGAGTGTGGTGTTGACGCGAGGATCGGTGCGCAGGAACACAATCTGGTTCGGCAACAAAGGCCCGAACTCCACGTACTCGTCCGATCCTGGCCCGTCATAGATTTTGAAGGTCCCCGGCCCGAACAGGGTGTAGTCGTCGTACATTTTCTGGTCGCCGATGTTGACGCGTTCCAGCCACCCGGATTGGGTCATGTTGGCGTTGTCGCCGGCCGACAGTTTCCCGATCGGCGCTGGTGTGGCCTGGGTGATCAGTGCGGAGGCGGCGTGCATACCGTTGCCGACACCCCGATTGTTCGGTCCGAGAGGAGAACCCGTGCCGTTCTCTTTCACCGACATGATCGGCAGACCGTTCCGCAGGACCCGGAACTTGCGTTCATCGCCCGCGTAACCACACACGAGGGTGAACTTCTCTGTCGGCAGCGGCGGGAAGATCAACGGCTGTTCCCGAAGAACTGCCACTTCCTCGAAGTCGATGAAGTACGACAAACGGACCCATCCGATGCCGTAGTACAGGCGAACACCGGACCCGTCCCAGGTGCCGTCCTCATTGAACCCCATCCGTCCCCAGATGGTGTTGCGCGCCGATTCCGGCACTGACCATTCCTGAAACCCCGAGTGTTGCTGGACGATCACCTGATTGTTGGTGTCAGTGTCGAACCCGGGCCACGGGCCGTTGACCACTTCGCGGCGCTCGGTGGTGAACGTGTCCTCCGGATCGTCCACCCACACCATCTGCCGGCCATCGCTCGTGCAATAGCCACCACCGGGACCGAAGTAGTATTGCGGCACATCCCCCAGGTCTTGGGTGGAACGGTGGTCGGTGTCGAAGTTTTCAACCATCGAGTCGTACACGAAGTTGAACGAATCCGAATGGTCGTAGGTCCGCCAACACCCAGTGTCGGCGCGCAGCCGCAGAGTGACGCGTTGCCGTTTCTCCTGAGCCCCAATGATCGGATCCTTCGGGGCGCCCTGGAACCAGCGCACATTCGCCCACCAATGCCCACCATCGGGGGTGAGGAAGTCCAGTTTGGCTTCCTTGATCGCGTCGATCGACCCGTACAGGTGCCGCACGATCTGGCGGGTGTACTTGCCGTTCCTGCCGCGAGCCCACACCGTCAGCTCAACCTCAGTCGGCTCCAGCAGCGCATCCAAGTGGGTGACACCGTCCTGGGTGGCGCCCTTCTGATCAATGTGCTTCCACGGCGGAATCAGCCCCTTCAAACCCTCTTTCGGGACTCGCAGACATTCCGGCGCTTCAATCCGCTTCGGGATCGAATGCCCACCCATCAGGTAGAACTCGACAGACCCATCGTGGGCGGTGAGCCGCATCATCGGCTCCTGCCCTTTCGTCAGGAAATACCAGCCGTGGGGCGTGATCGGTCCCGTCGGGTAACGCACAACGTCAGTCACTGATCACATCCCCGGGGCTGAGTACTGATTCTGCTGGTGGTAGGCGATATCTCGGCCAGTTCCGTCCTCGGTGGCACGCTGGTTGTTGACCGTGATGTTGGTGGTATTGCCGCCTTGGCCGTGCTGTGTGGTGTTCGGGTCGACCCCGTTGCCCTGCAACGGTGGCTCTGGCTGACCGCCTTGTCCTCCCTTGCCACCGGCCGTGTTCGGCAGGGCGGGGGCCGCGCCGGCCAGCCCGCCGAGAATGCGGGTGAACCACGAGTTGTTCGCCAACTCGCTGCCACCGGTTGGCAGGAACGTGTCCATCAATCCCTGAACACCGATACCGGCGACCTGACCGCCGTACTCGATGGCACGGTTGGCCAGTTTGATGCCTGTCTGCGCGGCCTGGCCGGCGCCTGGTGCCATCAAATCAAGCCCGGATGCTGCCATTCCGATCGCGGTGTCGACCATGCCGCCCTGGGTGATGCCCAGACCGCCGCCGCCCATGCCGGCGGACGGTTCAACACCGCCGTAGCGGGTCGAGGCGAACGGCGCTGCCTGCGGCGCGCCGGCACCCATGAACGGCAACGTTCCACCCCCCACCGGGGCGGGAACGGGGCCGGGGGCAGGTCCGGTACCCGCACCAGGCGCGGGAGGATTGTTCAACGCGGGATTCGTGTTGGCAGGGCTGTAGATGCCCGACGGGCTCGCCACCGGGGCTGTACCGGCATAGCCGCTTTCATTGCTCGGCGTCCACCCCGGCACGCTGGCCTGGGTAGGAACCCCGCCCGCGGGCCGGTAGTAGTGCGATGTGAATGCCGGATCATCGGCACCGGTTCCACCGATACCGCGGCGAGCCGCCGCGGCATCACTGCCCCAGTTGAACGGAGTGCCACCAGGGAGAGTGGCCTGCATATGGCTGGAGTTAAACCCGACCCGGAAGTCACCCGGGCCGCCCATGCCGGGAAGGAATCCCCGCTGGGTCAGCCACTCCGCGGCATTGCCTGTGTACATGGATGCCCCGCTGGTGGGGCGTCCATCCATGAGGTTGACGAGATCTTCAACGGCGCTGGAGCAGTCAGCCAAACCTTGGGTGAGGTCTCCACGCTGATCCTGCGTGTACCGGCCGGCTGGGACGTTCGCTAGCAGGGCAGCGTCCCCCGGGTATCCCCCACCCATCTGACCGCCGAACGCGTACGGACCCATCGCAGACGAGCCGCCATAACCGTACTTCGAATAGTCGATACCAGTGAACTGGGGACCGAACGCGCCCTGCGCACCCATGATGCCCATCAACCCATAGCCACCCTTGGACGGGTTGGCCTCAGCGATCGCACCCAACTGCCCCAACAACGGCGCCGCAGCAAGATTCGCGAGGAACTTGAACAAGTTCTCCGCAATCCCCGACAAACCCTTCGAGATACCCAAATCCTGGTCCAGAGCGGCGCCGAACTCGCCGAGCGACGACGACAACCCCTGCAGACCTTTGAGTTGCTTCTCGCCGGCCTTCACCATCTGCTCGTACTGATTCTGGCGGGCCTCATTCAACCGCAGTTCAGCAGCCTGGAAGCCGCGCTCAGAATCGAGAACGTCGTTGCGGGCCTTCTGAATGTCGTCCTCAGTCGCCACACCGGACTGCTCCAACTGGGTGAGCCGGGCACGCTTCTCCGCCAAGCTGTGCCGGGCATCGAGGAAACTGTTCTCCGCGCCCATAACCGACGCATCCGCCGGCATCCCCGGGATACCCGGCGGCAAGGTCGTGTCATACGGCACCACAGGGGCATCCGGCAGTTTCGCCTTCTCGCCGGAACCATCCGCCCCAGGCGGGTCCAGGATCGGGTTACCCGCAGGCGCGGGCCCGTCACCCACAGTTCCGTTGCGGCCCCGCCGGTCCTGAACCGACACCTCGATCGGTGTCTGACCGGGAAGGTTACCGAACGGTGCCGAAGGTGCCGGCCCATTCGCATTCGGAACCACCAAACCCGGGATCGGGATCCCACCAACCGAGGGAGTTCCAGGGGCGCCGCCACCCAACTGCGGAAGCGGAGACGGCCGCGGATCCACACCGGTGCCGCCCTGAATGTTGCGGTCCCACCACTCACGGGCAGAACGCCCCAACTGATCCGGGGTGTTCGTGTGGTTCAGTTCGTTCAGGCGGGGGGCATTGTCGGCAAGCGCCTGATCGATCGCATCGTTGATCATCTTCCCGATCGCCGGGACCATGATCACCGCGAGCGCCTTGTTCAACCCACGGGCAGCGCGGTCCGCCTTACCAGGCAACCCATCCAGATCAGTGCCCATGGTGGTGATGCTCGACGCGACCTGAGAAATCGTCGACATGACGCCGATCGTCTTCCACGCCACAAACGCCGCACCAGCAGTCTTGACCAGGTTTTCCCACCCGCCAAGAGCGTTCGCCAAATCGCGAACAATCTCCAGCAGTTCCTTGCCGACCTCAACCGCGCCTTGGAAAAACTCGCGGATATCGTCCTGGTGGGCAGTGACCCACGCGCCCATGTCGTCGATGCGTTCCCGCAAAGTCTTCAACACGTCGACAAGCTGGTTTCCGTCTTCGGTGGGCTTGCCGAAGATGGCGCCGAGGAAGTTCGCGCCGACACGAGCGACCGACGTTTGAAGGTTGCTCATCGCACCCTCAATCGTCTCCCCCGATGCTTTTGCGAAACCGGAAGCGTTGGCCTCCACGGCTTTCATCAGGTCTTCAAGACCGACCTTGCCGTCAGAGATCATTTTCTGCAGCTCACTGCCGGTCACGCCCAGCTGCTGCTGCAGCCACGGCAGGATCGGAATGTTGCGCAGCTGGTTGCCGATCTCCTCCATCGACACCTTGCCGGTGTTGGCGATCTTCAGGAACGCATCACCGATCTCGTCGACACCGGCGCCGGCGAAACCGGCCGCGTCGGTGACAACGGTCATGAACCGCTTTAAATCACCGGTGTTGGATGCCAGTGCCCGGGTGGCCACGGAGAACGCCTGATCCAAGGCGAACGGGGTGTCCGTCACTGCCTGGGTGACGGTGTCCATGACGCGACCCACATCCAGGCCGGCGCGCCCGGTGGATTCGAGGGTCTTGTTCAGGTTCTCCAACCGGTTCTTCGCGGCGTCGATCGCCTGATACCGCTGAAACCCCTTGAACAAGGTCAGGGACGCGACACCGATCAACCCACCAGCGGCGGTGGTGAACGCCAACCCCAACGCCCGGCCCGCCATGCTGCCGACCCGTCCCGCGGCGGACTCGTAGCCCGCCATGGACGCGTTGAACCGGCCCGTGTTCGACACCTGCTGGGTGACCTGGGTGTTGAACGACGTGCCGAACCGGCGTCCCGCGTTGGCGCCGTGAGAGTCGAACTGGCCCACAATGTTCGTGCCGACACGACCCGTTGACCGGTCGATCGCATCGTTCATCGACCGGCCCACAGAGGTGCCGGCAGCACGGCCGGCGTCGGAGTAGCGGCGTTCGATCTGCGCGGCAGTGACAGCCGCGGCACGCTCATCCAAGCGGGAAATGACGTCAACATAGATCGGCATTCCGTCACCTCCCTCTTTCGTCTACCAGTCGAACTTGGCGAACAAGTCGACCTCAGCCTCAGCGCGCAACTGCTCCAGTTCGCGTTCCTCGTCGTCACGCATCTTCTGAACCAGCGGATCCACAAACTCAAACGGCTCATACGCGGCGTCCTTGCCGCCGTTCACCGCGTGATACGACGCCCGCAACCGGGCGATCTCGTTGAACGTTTCGGCCTGCACCCGCTGGTCATAGGTGAACCCGCCACCACGGGCAGCGGTCTTCAACGCGCCCGTGTCAGGCAGAAATTCGAGCAGTTCAAGCAACTCGTAACTCGACAAGATCAGGTAGCCGTCGGCATCACGCGTGGCACGATGCCAATCGGCAATCCTGCGATGATGGAACTGGGACAGGTCACTCGCTATCTGGCGAGGAAACTGCCTCCAAATCCACTGAGCTTCCATCACTTTTCGGGTCGGCATCGACCCGCTTCTTCACTTCAAGGCTCTGCTCATTCCACGCCCGCCACACATCCGCCGCCGACCCTTTGCGACCGTTGATGGTGCCGGCGCGAAGCTTGGCGTAGTCCTCTTCCCCGAGGGCGATCTTGGCAACCTGAACCTCATACGGCGGGTTCATGATCTTGACGTTGCCGTCCTTGTCGGTCTTGCGGTACGGGTTCGTCTTCAACGGGCCGGGCTTGGTCTCAGACGGGAGGACGATCTCGTTGCCGTCCTTGTCCTTGATCTTCTGCTCCGGGATGAAGATGTCCGGTTCGCGGTCGTAGGACTCCAGTTCGAAGTTCAACGCCTCCAGCGCCGCGAGGGCATCATCGTCGAGCATGCGCAGGTTCGGATGAGGCGGGATCACCAGTTCCGTGCCGTCATCCAACACGAGTTTGCGGGGCGCGAACACGCTCGAATACTGGTCGGCCTGCTCAGCAGCAGACTTGCCGGAATTCTCGGGACGGTGCGGGGAATCAGACATTGTTTTGGGCTTCCTTCACTTGGGCTGGAAAGTTTTTGGGCTGTTGGGTAGGGAATTGGGGCCCGCCAGGTGGGTGCCAGCCCAGGACACACAGTGCCCAAAACACCCACCCGGCGGGGGTCTCAAAAGGGGGTTACGACGCGTCGGGGGCCATGTCGGTCCAGCCCGGGCCGCCGTACCAGATGCCCTGCAGGCCACCGGGAACAAGCACACCGGAACCGTTCGGATCCGGAACCATGAAGTACTCGTTCGGCAGAGCCTTGTACGTCAGTTCCGCGGTGTCGGGATCGGTCTTCGAACGGCGCTTCGAACCCTGATCGTCGAGCTTCACCGCCGGGTAACCCTCCACCCGGTAGATGAATCCACCGGAGGTGCGGCGGGCGAAGAACAGCAGCAGCTGATACTCCGGGGAGTCGGCGTCGATGACGTCGCTGCTGAAGTAGTTCGGGTCACCCAGATCCGGCACCAGCGAGTCACCGTTGTCGTCGGTGAGGCGCAGTTCGTTCTCCAGGCGGTGCAGCAGCGGATCCGCGGTCTGCACACCGGTGAACCGGATCGTCTTACCCTTCTCGATGACGTCCGAGTCGACCGGGAACTTCGACTGCAGAACCATCATGTCGTCCGACCGCATGTTCGGGTTGCGTTCCGCCCCGCCGTCTTCGGTCTGGGCGCCGAACTGGAACCAGCCGAGGTTGGGGTTCGGGTTGTGGATGATCTTGCCGCCTTGGATGCGTCGGGCGAACAGGTCGCTACGCGGCCGGCCATCCTGCGCGAACGGGGTGAACTTGACAGTCGTGCCGTCCTCTTCGAACGGCGACATGTCCGTTTCGGCGCCGCGGTTATCGCGGATCGCCACACACTGAAGCCCGCCACGCTCAACGGTGGGCTTGTGAACAAAAGCGAAGCCTCCGGCGCCCCAGGACGTGCCGGTAGATGGTTGCGTCATAGCGACGCTCCTTTCAGGAATGGTGAAGGCACCGGAAAGGCATTCCGGCAGAACAGAACGTTTCGGGCTGAAACTCTCTAGATGGGACTGTAAGAAGTGCCGATTTCGTATCGGGCCACATACCGGATCACGTTCGGATCCTCATAATCGACCCGGGTGGGACGCATGAGGGTTCGGCAGTAATCCACGTTCACCACCAGACCCGAACCGAGCATCGTGATCTCGGTGAGCGGGTCTACGGTGAGTATCGACATGCGGCGGTGAGTGCGATCGGATTCGGTGACCGCCGCTTCCGGGGTGGAAGCGAACGTGTGCACAGACACCGTTGCGGTGTCGATGCCGATCTCTGGGTCATCCCCACCCGCTACCCGTGTGACGAGCCGGAACGGGACCGGGTCACCGGCCTTTCGTCGCAGCGCTGTCCGCCCCAGCGGAGTCAGCCACGCCACCACCACCAGTTCAGCGTTCGGCGGCGCTTCGGGAAGCAGTTCAGGACTTGTCATGGGCGTACCCGCCGAACTGCTTCGCCGTCTTCTCCGCCGGCGCATACTCCGGGTTATGTGCTGATCCGAACTCCACGAGGTGGGCATGATCGGCAGTCGCGCCGACTTTCCCGCGGCCACGAGTGGTGGAACGTTCCGTCACCTGAATCGAATCTCGATATGCACCGGACTCGACTGGCGAGTTGTCCCGCCACGCTGGCACCACCCGAGACTCCATGAAGTCGTTCACGCCGTCATTGACTTCCGGCAGCTTGTCGATGTCACTCAGCTTGATGCCGTACTTGCGCAGTGGGTTACTCATGTCACCTTCCGCAACTCGACAACGATTCCCGGCGCCCACCCGTGGAACCCGCGGGTCCAGTCCTGAACACCCACCACCTCGTAGGTGTCTCCGTCGAACTCGAAACGGTCCTTGAGTTCAACTAGGGCTTTGGGCATCGCCACATCCACATCAGCCACCTGCGTTTCGGTGACCGTGGTGGATCCCTGCTCGATCAGATGCGGGGCAATCGAGTACACCGGCAACTCGACAGGATCACCCCACACGGGGATCTCCTCACCAGTGGAGTCGTAGGTGGATTCACCGGTGAACGGAAGACGGGTCACGGTGTAAGGGGTGGGGAACGTCATCGCGTATCAAACGACCTGACGCAGGAACGTGACCAGCGGCGCAACTGCTTACGATCCACCGCCGTCAAGTACACGCCACCATTCGAAGCGTCGGACGTGAACTGGCGGGTCTGCAGAAACTGCGGCCCCGCCTGATTCGTCACCGACGCAACCCCACCCGACCCTGCCGGCGCAGACAAGGCGCGGGCAGCGACACGAGACGTCACGATCCGCACCGCATCCGGAATCTCCTCAAACACCCGCCCCCGGCAATGCTCGGTGACCAGCGCTGACGCTTCTTCCAGAATGTCGTTGATGTGGGAAGACTCGTCTTCGGTGAGTTCACGCCGAAGACGAGCCTCCACATCAGCCTCGTTGGCCAGCAGATCCATCAGAACCCGTTACGATCCGTCCGAATCAGCCAGAACCTCAGCCACCATCGACGCGACCGGGTTGACCAAAACCGGGAACGCGGTGGCGTTGGCATGCACCCACGCCGCGATCGGATCCTTGGTCTTCCACACGCCGACAGCGATGCCCGGCTGCTCCGAAGCGCCGATGCCGTACTCCGGTTCGCCGGCTTCCAGGGTCGGACCCAGGAAGGTGGCACCCAGCTCGTTGGCACCCGTGTTGGGGTCGACCGGGGCCGGTAGGATGAACACCTTGTTGTCCGAGGTGACCCGCTCACCCTTGACCTTGCGGTCATACAGGTAGATCGGGGGCAGCCCGTAGCTGGTGAGCACGTTGTTCACCATCTCCACGGACACGATGCTCGGGGTGCCGACCAGAGACGCGGCCATCGCCCGGATTTCCTCCGAACGCTGCAGCGCCGCCAGGACACGCTTCGAGGTCACCAGAGCGCCGGGGGTGGCGCCGTTGTTGACGTCGGCGTAGTACTCCACCCACGCGTTCAGGTTCTCGATCGGCGAAGCGCCGTTCGCTGACCACAGCGTGGAGGCAGTCACCTCGTTGTCCTCAGGGCGGCCGAACGGCACGGTCTGAACCACACCGTTCTCGTTGATCGCCACCTGGCCGGCCTCCAGGGCCTGCCCGCGGGCGATCTCCAGCCGGTTCACGATGGCGCGGACCACACGCTGAGCGGCGCGCTCAGCGCCGCCGAGCACGAGGGCGGCACCGTCACGGCCGCGGGCACGAAGCTGCTCGTACTCGCTGATCCGTTCCTTCAGGCCCAGGGGCAGCAGCTCGAACACCTTACGCTCGGCCGCCCCACCCGAAGCGATCGGGGTCTCAGCGTCGAACGAACGGTACTGAGCCAGTTCACCCGAACCGTCAACACCGACGATGGTGCGGACCACCACATCGGTGACGGTGGTGTTGGGCAGCCACCGCGCCAGAGTGCCCTGAGTCTGCTCGTAGTCCTCCTGCGAGGCGCGAGCGAAACCGGTGATCTCGGCGGGGGTGAGAACTTCAGTCCACAGAGTAGCCATGGTCACGCCTCCAACACGAACGAGCCGCTGGTGGTCGCGTTAGCAGCAACCGTGGACGGCAGTTTGGACAGTTTGATGCGGCCGTGCCAGATGCCCGGCGCGGTCACGTTGCCGGCACCATCGGTGACGGACTGGTCGGTGAGCAGGAACCCGGCGAGCACGTTCGTGCCGCCGCTGCCGCCCGACGCGTAGGGCACAGCGAGCCCGTTGACGATGGCGTACGCCTCGCCCGACTTGATGCGACCATCGCTGATCTTCGCCGACCACGCCGACGGATCCAGGGTGATGGTGCGGGGGGTTTCGGTGCCGTGGCGCGACAGAAGCCAAGACTGGTCGCCTGCACCGAAGGACTCGCTGCGAATCTTGAGCTGAGTCATGGTGACACTCCCTTCAGAGTGGTTGCGCAGGCGGCCCGCCTGCGAGGGTTACTTAGTTTTCGCCGCGTATCGTTCGCGGCCGGCCGACAACGTTCCACCCCGCGACTGCGAGGGATTGCCCTGCTGCGGGTTCGGCGCTGGCCCCTGCGGCGCAGCCTGCACCAGGCGAGAAACCTGCTTCAACAGCAGCTCCGGGTCGGTAGCGGTCAGGAACAACTCGGCGTCCTCATCGCTGATCTTGTGCAGCGCAACAAGATGCGACTTCAACGCCTCAGCCACCTTCTGCGGCACCGCCGCAACCTCAGCCTCCGCCTTCGAGATTCGCTCCGCCGTCTTCTCGGCGTCGGACTTCTGCGCGTCCTCGATCTCCGCGAGCCGCTTGGCGGCTTCCGCGTTGGCCTTGGCGCGTTTCTCGTTCTCGCGGGACTTCGCCTTCCAATACTCAACCGTTTCGGTCGGTTTCGGATCCTGTGGCTGTTCCTGATGGTCCTCTTCGGTTACCTCGTCGACCATTTCGGTTTCAGGGGTGGTGATGTCATCGGACATGTTGGTTGTGACTCCCGTTTCGGGTAATTCCCCATCCGTTTCGGTTGGGGTGGTCTATCGGGCGCCTTGATCGCGCCATGCCGCCAGGATTGATCTGGCGTCGTTCTTGCCGGCGTTCGCTTGGGCTTTGGCAAGTTCTTCGTTCCATGCCTGCACATACTCAGGCGGTTCGTAGTCCTGGCCGGGGCGGACTTCCACGGCGATGCATCGGCAGTCGTCGTGGTATCCCTTGGACCCGACTTTCCGTTTACCTCGCGCCCGTCCGGCGCGTCCACGCCCAACGACGTTAAGGGCAGATTCTTCGCTGCGGTACCACATGCGGGGGTTCTCGTAGCGGGTGGCCATCATGCGGCAGAACGCGCACGCTTCAGGGCGGGCGTGCCGCACCCACCGCGACCCAGGTTCGCGGGCCACGTTGATCAGGGTGGTTTCCCTCGCCCCGTCGAACACGGCGCGCTGCACAGTGCCCTCCAGACGGGCCAAACCCTGCTCCCCCTTGGCACCCAACGCCCACTCGGCGGACTGGGTGAGCCGTTCCACCGGGATCGCCGCCGCGGTTTCCACCGCCAGCGTGGACGATGGTGCGGACAGTTCATACCAGGTGGCTGACATCTCCGCCGCCGCCGACACATACGGATCAACAACCTCGGGGAACGCGTCAACGATCAGCGCCGCGAACGCCTCACTGTCCAGATCAGAAGCCCTGGACCACAGGGTTTGAACGCTACTGCGCGCCAGTAGGCTCAGTTGGCTCAGCAGGAGTTGGCGTTCCGCCGGTTCCACTGACATTGTTCCTCAACTGTTCAACGAGAGCATTGACCGCGGACCGGCGACGATCGATCTGCAACTGCTGCTGTTCCTGCTGAGACAGCCCGATCCGGTCCCACGTCACCGAGGAATCCGGCGGCAGCACACCAGAACCGATCAGTTTCGCCGCCTCATCCGCCGCCGCCGCACGCGTCGGGGTGGCGGCGTCACGCCACGACACACCGATCTGCCGGAACACGTCCTGCGGAATGTTGCGGTCACGGATCATCAACGACAGGCGGGCAACTTCCAGCCACGCCAACCCAAACGACGTCTGCCGCCGCTCCGCACGCTTCACCAAACGGTATTCCTGCTGACGAATCGAATCCGCCGACGACGGGTTATCCGTCACAAACCCCAAATACGGGGCCGGGATGCCCGATTCAGCGGCCAACAGCTGCGAGTAGGCACGCACCTGCTCGATGTACGGAGTGGGTGGCGCCGGGCGGAACTCGTGCAGCTTCACCTCAACCGGGTTGCCCTGATCATCCACCTGCGGGGGGACCGCGTTCATCCGGCCGGCGGTGGCCTTCCACCCGGCCTGCTTGTTCTCCGCCGCAGTGTTGTTTTCCGACATACCGAACACCTCAGGGTCAGCGTTCAACGCTGTCCACTTCGGCGACGTGTAGAACTCACGGTTGATTTCCATACCGCACAGGGTTCGTATCGCCGCATCAGTCAAATACACCACCGGGCGGGTGATTTCCGACCGGCCGTGCACATCGGAAGCCCGTTCACGGTTCAGCAGACGAGCCACCGGCACCCTGCCCAGGTTGTGAACGTCACGCCACGTCACCTTCAACTGGCCGTTGACGTCCTCGAACATGATTGTTTCGTTCGGCAGGTACAGGGTTTCCATGATCACCCTGCCCAACTCGTCGCGGGTCTGCGACAGAGCCGACTTAGCGCGGCGCAACCGGTAATCCCACTCCACGGTGCACGATTCGGTGGACTCCACCGTCACCAACACATCCGGTTCACCCTTGCTGGTGTCCCCGCGGCCGACAGTGATGAACCCGCACCCATAAATCAGGGCATCCAAATGGCCCCGGCCGGCCTCCACACCCAACTGGTTATCTCGGGCAACCTCATCCAAACCGAGATTGTCGGCGCCGGTCCAGCCGCGGAACTCGAGACGTTCCTCCAGAACATCCACCACCGTGCCAGGCCAGCCGATCACCGCGTTAATCAACTCGGGAAGCTTCTCAGGGGCGGAAATACCCAGATCCTCCGCAGACCGCTTCCCCTCATACAGGTCCGACTTCTCCTGGTTCTGCCGAATGTAACGCTGAAGCTTGAACCGCAGAGCTGAAACCTGCGCGTCCTGCGTCTCATTCAACTGCAGGGTGGGCAGTGCCACCGCGACAACCGGGGAATCCACCGAGATCGTCACCCGATCACCGCCTTCCGCACACGCCGTTCACCCGTCAAACGAACCTTGCTCGAATTCAACGCAATCCGACGCCCCAACTGGGCTCCCACCATGCACACCGCCAAATCCACCTTCTTCGTGGACGACCGCGTCTCCTTCGACAACGACACACCCCACTGATTCGGCCGGTTACGGGCATTGTGAACATGCCGCCGCAACCTGGTATCACCATCGTGGGTGAACTGCGGCCCAACCCCCTCAGGGCGGTCCTCATCGATCCACTCAGACACCAACTCGGCCATCTCGGTGAACAGCCGGTTACGCTCCACACCGCCCCGCTGGGACAGCCGCATATCAAACTTCACCGCATGCCCGATATTCGCGCCAGGAGTCGCCCACAACGGCAACCTCGCACCGAAATCACGGTGCCACGCATCAATCAGATCAGCCCAATACAACGCCTCAGTGTCATCGTCCTGCGCCGGCGAAGGATCCACACCGAACCACACCACCCGATACCGGCGCATCGCCTCACGAACCTCAGCATCAACCTCATGCCGAGGAACCTTCCACTCCTTGCCGCCCTTCGGCCGACACCAATGCCCCAACACCCACGTATGACCATCCACCAGGCGGCACGCCACCAAACCCGTATCGTCATCCGTCTTCGAACAATCCAGGAACATGGCGATCTGCTCACGATCGGCCACCACTTCCCCAGACCGGGCCAGCAGGTCAAACTTTTGCGGATCCACCCACGCATCCTCCGCCGCAGCCAACCCGTTCAAATAGAACCGGATCGTGTCCGCGACCGGCGTCCGATCATCCACCATCTCAGCCGAAATGCGCTCAATGTCGTTCCACGGGGCGTCCATATATGCCGCCCGCAAGCCCCGCACACGGCCCTCTTCAGTGAGGATGTCCGTATCCGGCGGTGCCTCAATGCTGTCGTACAGGATGTCGCGCTTCCCGCGGTACTTCGGTGACATCTGCTTCTGCCACGCGTTGAACGCACCCTCAGCCGTCGAATCCTGCCCCGGACGGTGCGCATTCGTGAACTCACACACCCGTGCCTGAATGTGCTTCGGCGACTTGCCCACATTTCGGTAGGCTGTACGCGCCACCTTCGACCCGCCCGACGACTCCGTCATATGGTGCGTCTCATTCAACGCAATGAACGTCGCCGGATCTCCCTCAGCAGTACCCTCAGACGTCGGCGGAACCTCAAACCGGCCGCCACCGTTCTTCAGGATCGTGCGAGTCTCACCACAATCAATGCCGTAATAGTCGCGGGCATCCTGCGACCACATACCGTTCGCGATCCGCAACACATCCTTGGACTGCTCCAAGGAGTTCGAAATCACCTGCACCAAAGGGAACCCGCGAGGACGACCAACCGGCCGGCCCGTCCGCTCATCCCAGTCATACAACTCCACCGGGCCAAGCATCTCCGCGTTACACATCGACGCCGCAAACGGATCCTTACCCGTACCCTTTGCGCCGCGCTTCACACCCGTGCGATACGTGAACCGGCCATCCTCATCCACGTGATACCACAAGATCAGAAACCGCTTCTGACCCGGCGTATACGTCCACGGCTCACCGGTCTGATAGTTGATCAACCCCGGCTCACCAGAACGGCCCTCAGCCCAATCGATGATCGCCGGCCCCAAACTCGAATTGACCAACGCCAACTTCTCATCCGGATCCTGCGGCCACGGCAACGAACACCACGCCCCCGACACCGGATCAACCCAATAGCCGGGCAGCAGCAGATCAGAGGTTTCGGTAGTCATCCATCCGCGTCACTTCCGCAGGCGAGTCGTTGTCCTCCGGAGGATCGACATACCGGATCCGCAGATCCCGCAGATAATCCAACGTTGTCCCCAGAACCTTCTCCCGGTTCCGCAGCTCCGTCGCATACTTCGCTTCACCGTCGTGCACCATCGCCGCCAGCTCGATCGAGTCCAGCGCGAAATCCCACTCCGACGGACCCCACAGTTTGCAGTGCGGCATCGACCGCCACGCATCCCACTTCAGCCGCGTGCGCGCCGGCCAGGGACGCCCATCCGACCGGGACGACGGAAGGTCAGGGCCACCCTCGTAGGGGACCCGCACGACCTCAGTCCAGTCGTGGGTGGGTTTGTGGCGATTGACCGCCTGGCCAGCGGGTTTCGCTTTACGACCCGCTACAGGCATCGCAGAAACTCCTTAATGAAAACGATTCGCATTTCACACGCACCGCGACGCACT